CGCGAGCAGAGCAATGGTGAGGAGAGCCCTGTGTACGAGCGTTCCGAGATCATAACGCAGCAGCGAGTGAGGGTGTTCTCATCCCCCGATCCGGCCTACGAGGGCATCACCGCAACGCTCGAGGACAACGGGATCGCGACGATCAGCTACTCCTCGATCGAGGGTGCTTCGTCGCTTCGCGTGCCGACGTCGATGCTCACTGCCCTGGCGGATCTGATCGGCGTACTCCTCGTCGAGGAGCCGCCACCGCCCGACCCGAACCCCGAGCCCGAGCCCGAGCCCGAGCCCGAGCCCGAGCCCGAGCCCGAGTAGACCATCCAAGGCCTCGCCCCATCCGGGCGGGGCCTTCGTCATGAAGGAGATCACCATGTACGTCGAGGACTACTTCGCCACGGTCGACGGCGGCGGCTTCGGCCGCGGCGTCGACATGGACAACGGCGACGGCTTCCAGTGCTGGGATCTCGCCGCTCACTACGCGCGCGAGGTCTGCGGGTCGCCCAACTACCCGTGGATCGGAACCTACACGGGCGCTGCGAAGGGCATCTACAAGAACTTCGACCAGACCATCAACCCGCAGTTCTTCGACCGGATCGCGAACGACAAGAACGACGTCAACCAGGTGCCCCGCACCGGCGATCTGATGGTCGCTGACGGCAACTTCGGGCACGTCTGCATCCTCAAGCACATGAACGCGGACGGGTCATTCACCGTCCTCGAGCAGTGGGGCGGGGACTTCGTCGCGACGGAGGGCTTCCGCTACCGCACCTACACGTGGCGGTCGATGTCATGGCTGGGGTGGCTGCGGCCGAAGGTCAACATCTTCCGGCCCACCGCGCTCAAGCCGACAGAACGGCGTGTGTCGGCCGCGGACGGCATCCGCGTGCGCGCGCAGGCCGCCGCGCCGGCCGGACAGGCGGCGCTCGACTCGTGGCCGCTCGGCACGGTGAAGGAGTTCGCCGGGTTCGTGCACGGGCAGCTCGTCGATCAGGACGGTGTGCGCACCGACATCTGGTTCGTCACCCCGCAAGGCACCTACTCGTGGTCCGGCGGGTACGAGGGCGGACCGAACACGGCGGGTCTCCCCGACCTCACACCGGTCACCCCGCCCCCGCCGCCGCAGCGCCCGGCGTACGTGCCGGCCGACCTGTCGTGGCTGGTCATGCCCACCGCGGCGGACTTCCCGGCGTGGATCCGCTACGACGAGGCGCTCGACCCGGACGAGACGGTCGACGTCGACGCGAAGAACCGCTCCGACTGGGAGTACTACTTCGACAAGTACGGGCAGGACCGCCCGTACAGCCCCGAGGAGTCGCACGTCCACTGGCCCGACGACCCGGCGAAGCACCCGTCGCACCAGGGCGTCGTGGATCACCTGCTCGCGTCGAAGGACCTCTCCGCGGACTTCGTCAGCTCCCCGGGGCGGATCACCCGCATGGGGTCGCTGCTGACCGCGAGCTACACGACCGGCGCCCGCAACATGTGGGCGTGGACGAGCGAGAACGCGATCATCATCGACGGCGACGTCGCGGCGACCGAGCTCGGCTACAAGACGCTCGGGCTCCTCCACTTCGTCATCGAGAAGCTGAACCCGCGGCTGCGAGGCCAGGCGATCCGACTCCACAAGGAGTTCATGGCGACGTCCTGCTCGGACCTGAACGTCGTCAAGATCCGCAACTACGCCGACATGTTCCACACCGGTGAGCTGCTGTTCGAGACCGGCGAGAAGCGCCCCGACGCGGAACCGCACGACCCCGGTGCGGATCCTGACCCCGAGCCCACCGACCCCGGTGAGCCCATCCCTGAGGATCCTGAGGAGGAGCCCATGCCCACACCGCCCACCGTGACCGTGCCCGACTTCCCGGACGTGATCGTCCCCGCGAAGTGGCGCGACCGCATCTACCTCGCGAACTGGATCGCCGGCGTCGTGCTCGCCGGGATCCTCGCCGGTTGGGTTACCGCCGAGGCCACGGGCGGAAATCCGCTCCTGACCGCGATCGCCGTCTACGGGTCGGTGTCCGGTTCGGTCAGCCTCATCGCGAAGGCCAACGTCTTCAAGAAGAAGTCGGCGTCGACCGAGAACCCGGGCGAGTGATCCCGGCGGGGCCCCTGCCGGGAGAGGCGGCACCCGTGGATGCATGGATGGAGTTCTGGTCCGGGGTGAACGTCGTCCAGCTTGCGGCGTGGGTGTTGGGGATCCTCGCCACCTTGGTGCTGCTGCGGAAGGCGTGGCCGACACTGCGGAAGGTCGTTCGCACCATCGACGCGTTCCTCACGCTCGCCGACGACATCACCTACATTCGTGGGCAGCTCACGAACAACGGCGGGTCGACGGTGAAGGACACGGCGCAACGCTCCGCGAAGCTGTCCGCGGAGAACGCGACGGCCATCGCCGAGCTCGGGAGGAAGGTCGACTCCGCCGCCCGCACGGCGACGGCGGCGAAGCGCGCGGCAGCCGAGACACGGCGGATCCTGGTCCAGCACGTCACTGCGATGTCGGACGAGAGGTCGGCCGGTGGATCCTGACGAGCAGGTCGACGGGTATTCGGTACCGGTCGACCCGATGGACCTGCTGCAGTGCGATTCATGCCAATAGCACCACCCCCAGCAACACCCCACAAGTGAAGACGCGTCGAAACCAGCTACTCATCGATCGAAAGGAACCACCATGCACACCTTCCCAGAGTCAACCATCATCGGGACGCGCATCCTCTACATGCTCAGCGAGCATGACGTGAAGGAGATCGTCGGCGAGCGGATCCGAGCCGGACGTGCCACCGCGCACGGCAACGATCCCCGCGAAGGCGACGTCGTCGCCGGCGTGATCGTTGCAGCGTTCGGCGAGCACACCGCCAACCTCCACCTGTTCCTCGACGGGAACGACTCCTTCTGGCCGACCAGCCGTGGCGAGTTCGATCCCGCGACCTGCGGGAAGCGGTACACCGTCGTCAACGGCGAGCGTCTCACCGATCGCGAGGCGAGCGAACTCGCCGGCCCGAACGACGTCGGTGCCGGTGAAGCGGCCGCTGTCGAACACGAGTGGGTTCCTGACGCTCGCGGCCGGTGGATCCGCGCCTAACTGCGCCCGCGACATCAGCGCCCCGCGCACCCTTGACTTCGGTCGGGTGCGCGGGGCGCTTTTCGTCGTCTACCGCCGGTTCATGCTCTGCGCTTCGATCCGCGCGGTGAACGCCGCCCAGCACGCCTCGACCGCGGCATCCCCGGTGGGGAACTCGCCGAGGTCGGTGCGCATGCCCTCGTGGATGGCCCACGCCCGGTAGACCGTCGACCACAGCATGTCGCGGTGCACGTCCTCCGCTTCGACGCGCCCATAGGTCGTGCCCCACCGACCATTCCGGCACGTCCACGCGGTCGGGTAGGCATCCACCCGCGGATGCCACGTCCCGGGCGCTGACGCCGGCGGAGGGGGTGCTGTGCGGCGGCTGGCGGCTCGCTCGTCGATGCGGTCGCCGTATCGCTTGTTCGTGCCCAAGGTGCTCCTCCGTGATCGGGAGCAGCCGGCCCTGCAGCGACGATCCTAGATCGTCGCCACCGTCACGGCACCTTCGGGTCGTACGTCACGCCGAGGTCGGCGGTGTACGGGGTGATGTCGCGGCCGGCGGCGAGGGCCTTGGCGATCGCTTCGCTGCGCGCGATGACCGTGGTCCCGCCGACTCTCGTCGCGGTGCGGAGCTTGTGCTCGTCGATCATCTGGCCGACGCGCGCGCGCGAGACTCCGAGCATCTCGGCGAACTCGGTCGTGGAGACCAGTTCGGGGATGGTGGTGAAGCCCTGCCGGGCGTTGAACTCGGCCTCGGTCATGACCTCGGCGAGCACGGTGCTCGCGCCGGTCGCGCGCTCGACGACGGCGATCGCGGTGTGCGCGGCCTGGTCGAGGTTCTCGGCGGGCAGGGTGATGCGCACCCCGAACCAGCCGCTCGACGGCTCGCTGAGCGACGGGTGGTAGGCGGCCAGTTCGTCCATGAGCGTGTCGATGCGGTCGGCGCCGGGCATCCTCCCGTAGTCGACCTCGAGGTAGGCGTTGTAGGTGGTCATGATGATCCTTCCGTGGTGGGTGAGAGCCAGAGCTCGCCGGCGTCGGTATCGAAGAACGACACGGCTGAGCCCTCGGCTTGTGGGTCGGCGGCGAGGTCCCGGAGTTCGGCGGCGAGGGTATCGCCGAACACAGGTGCGTCGTCGTCGCGGTCGCCGTCGACGATGTACGTGTGGGTGGGGTCGATGCGTGCGACGAGCGCGTCGACCGCGGCGGCGAGCCCGCGCGCGGTCGTGCGCCAGTGGTCGTGACCGACCTCGTACGTGAAGGTACTCACGCTGCGATCCCCATGACGGTGCGGCGATACAGGCGGGTGGCCTGGATGCTGCGGACGGCCGCGAGCTGCTCGCTCGCAGCCGTGGTGTCGCCGAGGGCGAGGGCTGCCTCGGCGATGTGGAGCCGGTTGGCGACCTCGGTACGCATCGCGGCGGTGTGCTCGGCGATGCGGGCCTGGGCGGTGATGGTGTTCATGATGCTCTCCTTCGGGGAGGTCTGGCAGAATGGTGTGGACCCGAGGCCCGGGGGCAATTCCTCTGCCCCCGGGCCTCTTCGTGGCTACCGCTCAGGCGGCGGCCACTGGAACCCGGCGCGGCGCGCGTCGGCGATGCTGTTACGCATCGACCGCCAATCGCTGGCCGTCCCGGCGAAAGTCGCCACGATCCGCCCGTTGCGGAGCACCACGAGGTGCTGCCTGCGGGTGACCCGAACCTCGAATCCCTGGGCTTCGAGGGCCTTGACGACCTTCTTGAGTTCCTTGTCCATTCTGCCTTCCTCCTTTCCTTGTGTAAAGACAGTCTATCTGCACGTCTTTACAATTGTCAAGCAGGAAGGTTGGAAATACGCTACGGCTCCCGGAAATGAAGGATGACCCACCCCTGAGGGACCTGAGCCTCCAGCGCAGTGCGCGCGGCTTCGTACGAATCCGCGACCGTCTCGATCACACGCGTCTCGGACCGATCACCTGCACGGATCATCGCGGTAAGCGTCACCCTGAGATCTCCGGAATATCCCCCTCGGCGGCGAGCAACTCGCGCCGGCGCCTCATCCCCTCGATGACGTCCGGATCCGTGTCCGGCAGGCTGCCGTCGACGAACTCGAGGTCATGGTCGCTGCCGTGCACGGCCGTCAGTTGATCGTCTCGATGACGATGTCGAGGCCATTGTCGGGATGGTAGCTCCAGGTGGCCTCGAAGTCTGCCCAACTGTCGGACTGGCGACCGTCGAGCGCGCGGGTGGTGTTCATGAGGGTCAGCGTGGAGTCAGGTACGCCGAGGCCTTCGAGCACGCACTCGGTATCGGTGTACGAGAGGCCGGTGAACTCCTCCTCGCCGCGCATGTCGAGGATCAGCGAGCGATCCCCGTCGCCGAGGGTGACGCCTTCCGTGTACGCGCTCATTCCGCACGCTTTGAGGGTCGCCTTGAACGGGGACGGTGCCGAGCTGGGCTCGGGCGCCGGAGTAGCACAGCCGGCGAGTAGCGCAACGCTGACGCCGATGAGGAGCACTCGTTTCATGGCCGAATCTTAGCGGGGTGCCCCCAGCAGGGCTCGAACCTGCGACCCACGACTTAAAAGGACGTTGCTCTACCAACTGAGCTATAGGGGCTTACGCTGCCAGTCTGCCAGACGTCGGCGGGAGTTGAACGATCGGGAGCACAGCCTGCCCGGCCGCCTTCTGCTGCTCAGTGACGTTCGTGTAGATCTGGGTCGAGTTCAGCGACTCGTGGCGGAGCAGCTCCTGCACGATCCGGATGTCGACGCCGCCGGCGACGAGCTCGGTGCCGTACGCGTGGCGCAGTGAGTGCCCGGTGAGCCGCTGGTCGGTGATGCCGGCGCGGCGGATCGCGCGGGTCATGAGGTCGCTGACGGCTTTGTAACCGATGTGAGGGCTGCGATCCTGTCGGCTCGCGCGCGAGGGGAACCAGTAGCCGGTGGGCATGGTGCTGGCGATCGCGGCGACGATCGGGTGCAGCGGGAGCGTGGAGCTCTTGCCGCCCTTGCCGAGGACGTGGACGGTGTTCGAGGACCAGTCGATGTCGGTGCCCTGGAACTTGGCGATCTCGTGGGCGCGCAGGCCCTGGTAGAGGCCGAGGAGGATCATGATGCGGGTGCGGCGGTACGCGCCGCTGGTGAGCATCGCCTCGACCTGCGAGATGGTCAGCGGTCGAGGTTTGGTCCGCGGGACGGTGACCTTCGGGAGCTTCTTCGCGGGGTTCTTCGGGATGTAGTGGTGCTCCTTGGCCCAGGCGAAGAACGACTGCAGGTCGGAGCGTTCACGCTGCATGCTCGACGCGGCGATGGGGGTGCCGTCGACGCGCTTGCGGCCCATCCTGGCCAACAGGTCGTCGCGAGTGATCTCGGCCGGCGGCTTCCCGGTCTGCGCGGCGAGGGCGCGCAGCAGGATCCGACGGTTCTCAATGGTGCGTGTCGCGCGGTGTTGCGCGCGTAGTTCGACCTCGTACGAGGTCAGGAGAACGTCCCAGTCCATACCTGTCGAGACTAGATACACGCTCATATTCTCTGCTGCCCCCACATAGTGGACTGTTGTGTCTACGGCTGGATGGGTAGCGTGAGGGAACCCGCCCGCATGTCGGCGCGAGCCTCGTCGGCGCGCTGAAACTGGCGCTCGCGGAAGGTCGGGTGCTTGGGATCGGCGAGATCGTACCCGACCTCGAGGACGATCGCGGGCGGTGCAGCAGCGAAGTATGCCGCCCACTCTGCGGCCTCGGCTTCGCGGGTCGCGACACAGGGCGGGAACGTGCACGAGTACATCGCGTCGTCGGCGCCGTCGCAGTAGCACTCGTCATCGACGAACTCGCCCTCATGCCACATCTTCCCTGCCGGCGTCGCGGCCACCACCTCACGGTCAGTCATCGGAGCGTCCCGCGATGGTGGCGTACCGCTCGGCGAGGCGCGCGTACTTCTCGGCCTCGGCGAGGTTGAGCACGTATCCGAGGGACCCGGCCGCGAAGGTGCCAGCGTGGTTGCGGTAGAACTCAGCGGTGCTCGCGGCGTTGTCGGCGAAGACGGCGAGCGGGGTCGACGCGCTCACTGAGGTACTGCGCCGTCGACGGGCTGGCCGAACGCCCCACGCTGCGGGCCGTCCGCGATCTGCTGCTGGATCTCGGACAGACGGTCGGCCTTCTCCTGGTCGAACGGCTCGACGTAGTCCACGACGAGGCCATCGCGGGCGGCTTCACGTTCGGCGTGCGCGAGCGCTTCCTCGTACGTCGCGGCTTCGTGCGGGAACCCGCGACCGTGGTTGTGGCTTGGCCCGTTGTGCAGGGCGATGTACCACTTCGGTGTGTTCTCAGTCATGGTCGTGTCCGTTCTCAGTTGGTGTTGGGGTTTCGGAGTCGAGGTCGTCGGCTTGCTCGATCAAGACGGCGGCGAGCTGCAGGAGTGCGAGGGCGACCTGGCGTTTCGGGGCGGGCACGCGCTCTCGGCTTTCGGCGTAGCGCGCGAGCAACTCACCGTCGTCACCGTGCTCGATCAGGACGAGCGCGACGGTTTCGGCGGGCACGGACACGTCCACCATGCCGAGGCTCATCGGGGCACACCCCAGTCGTTGTCGGACATCTCGTCGAGCGCCATCGGACCATAGCCGCCGAGATCGGCGCGCTCAGGGCGGGGGCTCACGAGTCCGCGCGCCTCGGCGGATTTCTCGCCGACGTTGTACTTGTCGTAGTACCCGGTCCGGTTGCGGCGCTTCGCCGCCTTCCGCCCGGCCTTCGAGCGCACCGGCCACTTCGCTGTGCGGTGCCCGGTCTCGTCCGTGTGGGCCACTGCCGTCTGCTCGTTCAGCACTGGATTGCACCCGATCGTGAGGCAACGCCAGCGGTTTGGCTGGTAGTCGGCGCTCACGTCTGCACCACGACTTCCTGGATGAACGCGCGCACCCACTCGGGTGCCGTGGTGGGATCGAGCGCGGCCCGATTGCTCACGTACGGGGTGTAGAGCCACGGGTCGAGGTCGTCCACGACCGTCCCGGCCGGCGCGTGCTCAGCGAAGAATGCCACGTACGCGGGTCTGCCCTCCCAGTAGTTGAACGTGTGGATCCGCAGCTCGCGCGGCCAGAAGGCGTTGTCTCGCATCCACTCCGCGACCGGCATGAACGTCCACCCGAGGGTGCGGTGCGCGTCGTAGTCGAAGGAGATGATGTCGACAACCTCGCCGCGGTCCCTCGCCGCGGTCAGCCACAGGATCGCTTCCTCGACGGTCGACGCGCGGACGTCATAGAACGACGGCAACGGGCGGTCGTCGTCAATCCAGAGCGTCGTCACGATCCGCTCACCGCTTCGTCGGGTCGGAGCATCCACGCACGCTTGCCGTCCGAGAACCCGGCGACCGGATCCGAGCACGGCGAGTCGGGATCGTAGTGCTCTGAGCCAAGGTCTGGGCCGAGGTAGCGAAGTGCACCACCACAGTTGGCGCAGCACCGGCAGAACCGGGCGCGCTGGCGTTCGCGGAGTTCCATCCATTCCGCGGATCCGCATCCGATCGGCACGGCCCCGAGTTGGATCGCCCGAAGCCGGCGAGAGTCGACCACGTCGAAGTGCACGTCGGGTGTGCCGGGGTGTTGAATCCATGACGCGCGCATCCCGAGCTTGCCGACCGCGAACTCGATCAGTTCCTCCTCGGTGTCGGCCATGAGGTGCGACCACCGACCGGTGACGCTGCGGCCGCCGTTCGGCACGGTGGCCTGCATCCGCATGTCGTCCACGTAGACCGTCACGGCTTCCCCTGCCCGTCGTCGAGGGCGGCGAGGCGCTGCTGGTGCTTCGCGTTCCGGTACGGCACGCCCCTGGCGATCGCGGTCGAGTAGTCCGACGGGGCACCGCCCGGATCCGAGCGGGCAACCACCTCCATGTCCGAGCGCCGCTGCTGCGCTCGCAGGTCGCCAGCCCAGTGCGATGTCCATCCCGCCTCCAGGAAGGACACCCCAGCTTCGTGCAGGAGCCGGACGACGCTCTCGCGCTGGGTGTCATCGCAGACGACATGAGTTCGAGTGTCAGCCACCGACGTTCCCTCCCTCGTCGGGTACTGGCTCATCGAGGTCGGCGGCAGCGCGAACGGACTGGGGAGGACCGCTCTCGATCAGTTCATTCCCGTCAAGCTGACCCTGCTGTGAGAGCCCGCCTCGGAGGTCGATCATTCCCCAACTGGGAGACGACGAGACGTGCTCGTACAGCACTTCGCCGTGCTCGGACATTGCCCGGTAGAGGCAGTCGCCATACCTACTCGGCTTGGATGCTGGATAGAGGTAGACCTTCATGCTTCGTTCGTGTCAGGTGTTCGTCGCTTGGCGATCTGCTCGCGCACATACTCATCGCCTCTAGAGCGAACAAGATCAAGAACCGTCACCCCTTCCGGCTCGGGCAGGAGGGCGAACACGGCTTCGAGGGCGCACCCCATTCGGAAGAGCAGGCTGGATCGAACGTGCTCCGCTATGCGGTCGAATGACCCCTCGCCATTGCCGCGCTCGTGATATTCGCGAGCCGCCGCCTCGATCATTTCCTTGGTGATACGGGGGTCAGTCATCGACGGTCTCCGAACATTGAGATGAGTCCTACGGCGGCAAAACACACCAGCGCGACCATGAACCAGAAGTTGATTTCCATCACTGTCTCCCTTCGGGAAATCGGTCCCACGTCTGATAATCGGCCTCGCTACGGTAACCGTCATCGGGGCTCACGTAGAATGCAAGGGTTTTCACCCCACCCTTGAACACCCCTTTCCTCCCAAGGTGTAGTTTCTCTGGGTTCGATGCGAAGTCGTTGTACTTGTGACCGCGAGCCCTCGTGCAGGGCTCCCCCTCCGGCCCAGTAGCACGGCACGATTTCACGCCCTTGGTTGGTTTGTGCCTCTCGGCATCGTCAAGCATCACTAGCAACTCCCATCACACCCAGTGCAACCCCCACAGGCATCGCACGTTTCCGGGCAATATCCCGATGACTCGCGCTCACGCTTCGGGTCAGGGTTCTCGATACATTCCTGGCACAGCGTCTTGGTGTCGCTCATTCACTGTCTCCCCGCTTCTAGAACCGTGACGATCCAGTCGTCGGCGAGGTAGAAGTCGTCCTCCCCGTTGTTGCCGATCTTCTCTACCGACACGATCCGTGGACCGAACCGGCTCCGGAGGATCGTGTGCGCCACGGTGATGTCGAACTCGACAGGCAAGTCCTCTTGGTCCTCACGGTGGTACTCCGACTTCTTGAGGTTCAGTCGGTCCCCGGCTTCGACAAGGTGGACGGTATTCTCGGAGATTCTCGTGACCTTACGCATCACTGTCTCCCTTCAAGAGCAGTTGCCGGGTCTGGCAGGGGCCGTCAGTGCGGCAGGTCGGGCAGCCTTCAAAACACTTTGTTGGCCAACCCCACACCTCCACCGGGTGCAGTTCGAGTGCCGGGTGCGGGACCTTCGGGGGTGCCGAGTCTGCCGGGGTGTCAGGCATCAGGCCAGCTTCTCCGACCACGGGAACCGAGCACCGCGAATCGCCGTCTCTCGGTTGGCAATCTCGCGAACCTCTTCGAGGGTGCCAGCCTCAACCACGAAACTATCTCGGGTCTCGTTCGGCCCATCAGGGTCCAGCGTGTAGTTGATTCGGTACTTCATCAGTCCTCCTTGGTGGTGTCGGGACGGATCGTGAGCCCATCGAGGGCTTCATGGGTACCCTCAAACCCGGGGATTTCGGCAGTCGGGGGTGCCTCACGGATGACACTGAGTGCGGCGTCAGCCATGTGCCCTAGAAATCCAGGGTCATCATCATCGCCAGCCCAGTTCTGTCGGGCATCCAGCAGCGCCTCAAGCACCGCCTCTCGGTCGGCTTCACGTTTCACCGCCAAGGCAGCGAGAGCCGATTCGTAAGCGTCAGCAATGCGATGCACTCCGTGTGCGCGCGCTTCGGCAATCAGTGCTGCGGCTTCTGCCTGGGGGCTGCTCACGACTCGACCTCGAGCCGGACCAGACGCCCGTCGTCACCGATCCACGCCCACGCGAGAGCGTCACCGCCGTGCTCGTCAAGAGCGTCCGCGAGCACACCGGGGAGGATCACGAACTGCGCGGCAATGTCCGACAACGCCTCGTGCTTGGTCTCAGCCACGCGCCGCGACCTTCTGCAGCACGCGACGGGCACGATCCACGTCGACCGGGGTGTTCGTCCACGCCTCGGACCCGGGGTCCATCGCGTCAAGGTTCGCCAGCCACGACTCCGGATCCGCGAACGTGTCACCGGCGGCGCGCGCCTCCCGGTACGCGGCGAGGATCGGGTTACCCCAACTCGTGAACGTCTGCGCCTCGTTCCCGGGCCACTCCGCGCACGCACGCCCGTGCGCCGGGCAAGGACGGATCGCGGCGATCGCCTCCGGGAGCGAGTCGACCGGGTGGAAGTCGTACTCCACCCACGGGTCCGCCGGGCTCAGGCGACGCTCGAACAGGATCCCGTTGTGCAGCAGCGTCTGCCGACCCTCGACCGTGGCGTCAGGGTCGGTCGGGTGCGGCGCCGACCCGAAGGTGACGTCGTCGGCGCTCGGCGCGATCGCGCGCAGGGCGGTCGCGGTGCTCATGCGCCGATTCCCTGCGGGAAGGTGAGGATCGTGGCCTCGCGCTCGCCACCGTCAGGGGCGGCGGTGCGGCGGTAGTCGTCGAGCGAAGCGACGGACCGATAATCCGAAGGACCCCGATTCGCCTCCACCGCGTCAAAGTCGGTGTCGAGGAACCACTGGTAGTCGATGCCCGTGAGCAACTGGATGCGCTTCGCCAGGTTGGCCACGTCGCGGAATCGCGGCGCGGAGCGCCCGGTCTCATACGCCGCCACGGTGCTCGGCGTGAGGTTCAAGCGCTCGGCGAACTCGCGCTGCTCCAGCTCGGCGATGATGCGCGCCTTGCGGAACTTGTCGGCGAAGGTCCACCCGGGAACGAACGATGCTCGCTGTGCGGATTCGGTAGCCATAGCAAAAGTATGCATGGGTGGGCATAGTTACGCAAGTCGCAATCCGCATATGACACGCCGTCTATAACTACGCTTGCGTAACTTTGCTGTTCGTGCTTAGGTATGCACATGGAAGTTACGCATGCGCAACTTGGCGACGAACGCCTCAGTATCACCGAAGCGGCCAAGCTCGCGCAGGTTCACCCGGACACTCTGCGTCGTGCCGCGCACCGCGGACGCGTGCCGTCCACGCGCACGCCGGGCGGGCAGTTCCGCTTCCGTCGCGCCGACATCGAGGCGCTCATGTCGCCGGTCGCGACTCCGTCCTCACCCGAAGCTGACGGATCCGCGTCCGAGGACGCCGCATAACCCACCCGAACCAAGGAGGTAAGTCCTTGTCTCAGCACACCATCGAACGCCCGGAACTGGCCCGCAGGTCAGACCCGGCAACCTCGCACGCTGCCGCCGAGCACCTCGACGACCACGCCCTGTCCGTGCAGAAGACCGCGATCCTCGACCTTCTCGCCGAGGAACCGCGCGACGACCACAACCTCACCCAGGCGTACTTCAACCTCGCCACCGAACGCGGCTGGCCGATCACGGACTGGGACTCGATCCGCAAGCGCCGCGCACAACTCGTCAACGCCGGGAAGGCCACCGCCGTCGGCACTCACCCGGGACGGTACGGCCGCGACGTCACCGTATGGGGGGTCGCGTGATGATCGCACCCCGCCGCACCACCTTCCAGCCCATGAAGTCCAACACCGAGGCCGTGCACGACGACTGGCGTGCGATCAGCGACGACCTGCGCGCCACCCTCGGCGTCGACGTCGTCCCCACCCGTCAGTCGAGCACCGGAACCGCGGTGGCCGCGATCGTGATCATCGGCCTGCTGCTGTTCGTCGGCGCCGGCACGATGCTCGTGCTCGACGCCATCGGACTGGCGGTGCTCCGGTGAGCTACCGCATCGTCGGCAACATCCCTGTGCCGACCACGACCTGGGACGGACGCCCCGTACCGTCCACGTTCACCGACCTCGAGACCGCCGAACGGTGGGCGTTCCGGTTCGAGATGGAGAAGCACGCGTCCGGGGTGCGCGGCGCCGAGTTCACGGTGGAACCGATCCTCCGCGCGGAGCGCACCATGCGCGCCCCCGTCCGGTCCCTCACCGCCGCCACCGCGATCGCCATGAGCGTCGTGTTCATCGTCAGCGGCTGGATCGTCGGGGGCGCACTGTGAGCCCCCGGATCGAGCCGCCCGTGCTCCCGGCGCCGACTGGCGACCGCGACCTCGACGCGGTCCTCGCCGCGGACGCCTACCTCACCGCCCTGCTCACCCGGGCAGGTGCCCCGTGAAGGACCCGTGGCAGGCGCTGTTCCTGCTGATCTGCACCACCGCCGGACTCGTGCTCATGGCATACGCCCTGCACCTGGCCGGGTTCCGGTCCGCACCGTCGGACGTTCCCACGCCCACGTTCACCCCGATCCAACTCCCGACCCTCTAGCCGAACGGACCCGACCCGTGGCACTCCACATCCTCAACCTCCACGCCGAGAACTACAAGCGCCTCAAGGCGGTGACCATCACCCCCGACGGCAACCTCGTGTTCATCGGCGGCCGCAACGCCCAGGGCAAGACCTCCGTCCTCGATGCGATCTGGGCCGCGCTCGCCGGCGGTGAAGCGTCGCGCGCTACCCAGCAGCCGATCCGTGACGGGCAGGACACCGCGGTCGTGCGCCTCGACCTCGGCGACTACATCGTCACCCGCCGATGGACGAACGACGACGCCGGCACCCTCACCGTCGAGACTCCCCCGTCCCCGGAAGGGCTCAAGCAGAAGTACTCCTCCCCGCAACGGCTGCTCGACGACCTGATCGGCAAGCGCGCGTTCGACCCGCTCGCGTTCACCCGCCAGTCCGCCGCCGAGCAGGTCGCGACCCTGCTGTCGACGGTGACCCTCCCGTTCAACCCGGACGAGCTCGCCCGCGAACGCCAAGGTGTGTTCGATCAGCGCACGGACACGAACCGGGTCGTGAAGCAGTTGGAGGCGCAGCTGGCCGCTGTGCCTGCCGCGCCGGAGGGAACCCCGGACGAGGAGGTCTCCGCGGCCGCGATCTTGCGTGAGGTGGAGGCCGCACGCACCCACAACGACGAGGTTCACCGCGAGGTCGAGCACCTCGCGGTGCTGCAATCCGCGGAGGAACGCGCGGAGGTAGCGGTCGCTGACCTCGAGGCGCAACTCGCTGCGGCGCGCGGACGCCTCACGGATGCGCGGGCCGTGTACGCCGAGGCGCGCGCGGCGGTGCAGCAGCGCGAGACCGTCGACACCGCCGCGCTGCTGACGCAGCTCGACACCATCGAGGCCACGAACCGTGCCGTTGCCGCAGCGCGTGAGCACCGCCGCATCGCCGCATCGCTGGAGGCCAAGCGCGCGGACGCTGCCGCGCTGACCGCGGCGTTGGAGAGCATCGACAAGCGCAAGCGCGACGCCCTCGCCGACGTCCAGTTCCCTGTGGAGGGTCTCTCCTTTGACGAGGGCGGGGTGACGCTGAACGGAATCCCGTTCTCGCAGGCCTCCGCCGCGGAACAGTGGCGGGTGTCCGCCGCTCTCACCATGGCGACCAACCCTGAGTTGCGGATCATGCAGATTCGCGACGGGTCGCTCCTGGATGACGACTCCCTGCGGATCCTCGGTGAGCTCGCGCACGAGCACGACTACCAGGTGTTCATCGAAGTCGTCGATGACACCGATCGTGTCGGCATCATCATCGAGGACGGCATGGTCAAGGGACCGAGCGAGGCGGTGGCCTCTTGACGTACCTCGAGCGGGTCATCGCCGACAAAGACACCGACGAACCGGGCTGGCGGATCGCACGCGAGAGTGTGATCGGCGCGTCGGATGCCGCGAGCTTCTCGAAGCCCGAATCGGTCGACAAGTACATCCTCGCGAAGCTCAAGTCCGGCCGGTTCAGTGGCAACCAGTACACCGAAGCCGGGAACGTCTGGGAGCGCCGCATGCTCGCCTGGGCGGGCATCACGCCGTCCGGTCTGCTGGTGCACGCCGAGGACGAACCCGGCTTCGCGGCAACCCCTGACGGTATCGAGGTGCTGCCATCGGGGGAGATCGTGCTCGTCGAGTGCAAGGCGATCCACGGTCGGGTCGTGACCGGCCCTTCGCTGGCGTTCCGCCGGCAGATGTGGTGGGCGCAGATGGTGTTCGGGCCCGAGGTGCGGCGCACGAAGTTCATCTGGCAGGAACTCGTCGAGGGCGCGCCGGTACGGCTCGAGCCGCACATCGTGATCGTCGAGCGCGACGAGACCGCGATCACCAATCTCCGCGTTATCGGCCGCCCTGTTCTTGAGGGCCTCCGCGCGGCCCGCGACTTCCAGAGGGAGCTTGCAGCATGACGATGACCACAGCGATTGCACGCATCGAGGACGACGGTCTCGGCCAGGAGCTTGTGCTGCATCGCGGCGAGTTCATGCGCATGCTCGGCGACGAGCGCTCAGCCGAGCGGTTCATTCAGGAGGCGTGGGCCGCGGTCAACGCGAACCCGTTCCTGCGCCAGTGCACGCCCGAGTCGCTGTTCGGAGCGCTTCGGTTCGCCGCGCAGATCAACCTCCCCGTCGGTGGCCCTCTGCAGCAGTTCCACCTCACGCCGCGCCAGGTGTGGAACCCGAACCTCGTGGATCCGGAGAGCGGTGAGCGCGGTGGGAAGGAGTGGCAGGTCATTCCCGTGGTCGGTTACAACGGCCTGATCACGCTCGCGAAGAACACGGGCGAGTACGACGCGATCGAGGGCAAGGCTGTCTACTCGAACGACGAGTTCGAGCCTCCGTGGGATGACGAGACCGGCACGCATTTCAAGCTGCGCCCCGCGCCGGATGGGCAGCGTGGCGAGCTGATCGGTGTGATCGGGCGTGCGCTCGAGAAGGGCGCCGACCGGGCACTGGTGGAGTGGATCGACGCGAAGACCATCCGCAAGACGATCCGCCCGCACAACTGGGTCAAGACCCCGTGGAAGACCCACGAGGAGGCGATGTTCCGGAAGTCCGGTGTGCGCCGGGTGTCGAAGTACACGGCGAAGTCGCGCGCGTCATGGCGGTTCGCTCTCGCGCTCGAAGGCGACCAGGCCCTCATCCTTGCCGGTGATGGCGACGACCTGGTGATCACCCATGACGAACCGGCGACCGAGGACTGGCAGACCCTGATCCGTGCGACGGACGACAAGGCCGACCTCGACACGGTCTACCACCGCCTCGGCGCGTCCGGGCAGTTGACGGATGACCTCGCCGCGCTGGTGTTCGCGCACGCCGCGACGTTGACGAAGGACTCCCGGCCGCCGAAGGCGCAACCGTCGCCGGAGGAGGTTGCGGCGAAGTCGCTGGGCCGTGAGGTGAGCGACGAGGCGTCGGACGCGGCCCAGGATCCGGCGGAGCCGACTGAGGCGGAGTGGGCTGCGATCCGCGCCGCCGAGCGGGGTGCGTGATGACGATGGACATCGCGGACCCGCGGACCGGTGAGCTGATCCACTCTGCGGCAGAGGAGCACGTCATCGGCATGCTCACGCCCATCGAACTGCTCCAGTACGAACCTCTCGACCCGGTGCGTCTGGAGGAACTGATCCAGGTCCTCGGCGACCGGGTCGAGCGGTCGGCGGGTGTGATCGCACGCCTGTACGAGGCGAAGCACCGCGCGGAGGAGGCGTACGAGGGTGCGCTGTCGGATCACATGGTCGCGAACGCGAAGTACGGGCCGCAGATGGCACGCCGAATCGGGATGTCGAAGACGAAGGACGAGCTCTACGCCCTCGACATCGCGAAGGAGCGGTTGCGGTACGCGGAGGAGCTGCAGAAGGCGCTCACGTCGAAGCTGTACGGCTACATGAACCTCAACAAGTCCGTGACCGCGGCGTACAACTCCTCGGGGATCGTCCGGTGACCGCCGAGTCTGACGAGGCGCGCGAGCGGAAGCGCGCGAAGGATCGCGAGGCCAAGCGGGCCGCGCGTGCGGCGATGACGGCCGAGGAACGAGCGGACGCGCGCCGCGCGCACGACGCGAAGTACCGCGCCACCCACCGTGCCGAGCGCGCGGCCTACGAGCTTCGCCGAGCAGCCCAACGACGTTCGATGCGCACCGTGCGCGTCGATGCACAGGAAGGAACCACATGACCGAACAGAAGGCCGCGGGGAGGGACCGTCCGAGCTTCGCGGCGGTGCTCGCCACGATCCGGCCCACTACGGATGTCGAGTTGGCCGAAGGGCTGACCGACGTCATCGAGGCGGTGAAGGCGACCGGCAAGGCCGGGTCGATCGTCGTCCGCTTCGACGTGAAGCCCCTCGACGGTGGCGGCACAGCCGTGATCGTCAACGACAAGATCACGCTCAAGCTGCCCGAGAAGAACCGGGAGGGCTCGATCGCCTACATCGGTGACGGCAACAAGCTGCAGCGCACCGACCCCACCGCGATGCCGTTGTTCGACGACGACATCCGCGAACCCGCCGCCTACGCCGATCCCAACACCGGCGAGATCAAGGAGCCGAAGCAGTGACCACCAACGAACTCAGCGCCATCGCGGGCAGCACGGAGGCCGCGGTTGTCGCTGGTCTCGCGATCGATTCTGTCGCGCCGCGCGTCGTCGAACCGGGGGTGGCCTACGCCGTGCCCACCAGCATGGGCGGGGTGGCGGTCATCGACACCGACGCCTACGCGCCGTCGCCGCGCCGCGCGACCGCGCACCGCCACGTGTCCGACGCGGAGTCGTTCGTGACCTACCTCAACCGGCACAAGCTGCCCGGCACGGAGGTGTTCGCGCACGTCCTCTCGTCGAGCGTCATCGGGATCATCGACTCCCACGAAGGCACCGCCGCCGACCCAGGCTGGCAGGGGCACAAGGTGTCGCTCGCGTTGGAGCACTCGAAGGAGTGGATCGCGTGGAACGACCGCGACCTCGGGCAGAACCCGAAGGGCTGGTTCGACCAGCAGGAGTTCGCCGAGTTCATCGAGGACCGCGCGCTCGACGTCATCGAACCCGACCACGCGTCTCTGATCGAGCTCGCGCTCAAGTTCGAGGCGACGAGCAGGTCGGAGTTCAAGTCCCACCAGCGGCTGGATGACGGGTCGGTGCAGTTCGACTACACCGACACGGTCACGGCCAAGGCGGGACCGAAGGGTGACATCACGATCCCGAAGCAGCTCCGCCTCGCGCTGCGCCCGTACATCGGCGGCCCCCGGGTCTACGTGTACGCGCAGTTCCGGTTCCGGGTCAACGGTGGTGCGCTCAAGCTCGGCTTCGCGCTGGAGCGGCCGGAGAACATCCTCGAGACCGCGTTCTCGGACATCGTGACCGAGATCCGCGAGGGCAAGACGCTCCGCTTCGAAGACAAACCCGACCAGGTCGTGCACGGAGGGATCGGCGACGTGCCGATCTATTACGGGAAGCCGTAGCACCTCCCCCGAACCGGTGCCGCCGCTGGCTTACCACGGCGGCGGCACCACCCCTACAAGCTTGGAGTTCCCCCGCATGACACGCCCGAAGTGGAAGCCCTACCCCGGGTCGCTCGTGAGAGTGACCGATGACCCTGCCGTGTGGCGTGTGGTCGCGGTCGCGGATGGTGTCGCGCACCTGACGAAGGTGCTCGCGTTCGACCGCATCGACTGGAAGGGTGTGCCGGTTGCACGCCTCGCCCCGGCCGCGAGCGTGCTCGCATGAACCCGGTGGAGCGGTTTCAGGCCGCAATCGAGAAGCTCGAAGCACTCCGCAAGGCGGCATTCGCTGGCAAGTGGTCGTCGTTCCACACTGGCGTCGCTGGCGGAGACCACTCGTTCGTAGTCGACGGGGGCGGTGAGGTGATCCTGTCGGTGTCGGCAAACGACGGCAGCGACGAGGAGCTGCGTGCTCCGACCGCCGACCTGGTCGTGACCCTGTACCGCACGATCGACGCGCAGCTCGACACACTCCGGGAGGCGATCAAGAACGAGGCCGTGCGCCGATCTCCTCGCCTGTGGAGTTGGGCGCTCGAGAGCGCCGGACTTGCCATCGCGAACGCGATCCTCGGGGAGGACTCGTGAGCCGCCAGTTCGAAGCCCGTTACCCGGGCCGCTGCCCTGCCGGCGACGACATCCTGGTCGGCGACATCCTCGTCTACGACGGCGACGATGTCGTGCACCTGACGTGCCGGAACTCGATCGAGGACGACCGCAAGAGGCCGGTGTGCACGGTCTGCTTCCTCGTGAAGCCGTGCCCCTGCGACGACGACGGGCAGGCAGCATGAGCCCCCTCGTCTTGGACACGGGCGCCGACCCGACCCTCACCTATGACGACTTCCTCCGCGAGAAGGTCGCGTTCGACCGTTCGTTCGGGTTCGAGGTCCCCGACAGTGCGCTGTCGCCGATCTTCCAGCCCGAGCACCCGAACTACCAACCGCACCAGGCCGCGATCGTGCACTGGGCGGTCGCCGGCGGGCGTCGCGCGATCTTCGCCCGCTACGGTCTCGGCAAGTCCGTCATGCAGTTGGAGATCCTCCGGCTCATCGTCGAGCACGCGAAGGACCACGGCACCCGGGACGCGTTCGGGCTCCGCACCCGCCGGGCGCTCATCGTCGCGCCGCTCGGTGTCCGGTTCGACATCATCAAGGACGGCCGGAACCTCCTGGACCTCGAGGTGCGGTTCATCCGCACCACCGACGAGGTCGACCCCGACTGGGCTGGGATCTACGTCACGAACTACGAGTCCGTGCGCGACGGGAAGATCGACGTCGACCTGTTCACGGCCGTGTCGCTCGACGAGGCCGCGGTGCTGCGCTCGTTCGGGTCGGAGACCTACCAGCGGTTCCTGCCGATGTTCGTCAACGTCGCGTACCGGTTCGTCGCGACGGCGACACCGTCACCGAACCGCCACAAGGAGCTGATCCACTATGCCGGGTTCCTCGGCATCATGGATACCGGGCAGGCGCTGACGCGGTTCTTCCAGCGGGACTCGTCGAAGGCTGGGAATCTCACCCTCTACCCGCACAAGCGCCGCGAGTTCTGGCTGTGGCTCAATACCTGGGCGTGCTTCCTGCAGCGCCCGTCGGATCTCGGGTTCTCCGACGCCGGCTACGACCTCCCGCCGCTTGATGTGGTGTGGGACGAGGTCAAGGTCGCGATCCTCTCCGATCAGGTCGACCGTGACGGGCAGGGTGTGCTTGTGCGGGGCGGCGCAATGTCGACCGTCGACGCGGCGCGGGAGAAGCGTCACACACTCGACGCTCGGGTCGCGAAGGCGATGGCCATCGTTGCAGCGCACGTCGCGCCCCACAGCGGTCCTCGCGCGTACGACGCGAAGAACGAGCAGATCATCCTGTGGTGCGACCTCAACGACGAGCAGGCAGCGCTCGAGGCGGCACTCACGGCCGCGGGCCTGTCGTTCTCGTCCGTGCACGGCTCCCTCACCGACGAGCAGGTCGAGGATCGCCTCGCGGACTGGCTGGAGGGGCGCACGTACGCGCTGATCGGGAAGCCGATCATGCTCGGCCGGGGTCTGAACCTGCAGCAGTGCTCGATGGCCGTGTTCGTCGGCATCACTCACAAGTATGAGCAGACCATCCAGGCCGTGCACCGGATCCACCGGTTCCGGCAGACGAAGCCGTGCACGGTGCACCTGATCTACGCCGAAACCGAGACCGAGGTTCGGGCCACGCTCGAGCAGAAGTGGGCGGAGGACGACGCGCTCACCGACACGATGTCCGACATCCTGCGCGAGTTCGGCCTGTCCGCTCGAGCGATCTCCGCCGAACTGACCCGGGCGATGGGTGTCGAGCGGGAAGTGTTCACCGGCGACGCGTGGACGATCGCCCTGAACGACTCCGTCGCGGAGTGGCGCGACCACGTCGACCCGGAATGCATGGGGCTGATCATCACGTCGATCCCGTTCGGCAACCACTACGAGTACTCGCCGAACTACGCCGACTTCGGCCACACGGACGACAACGATCACTTCTGGTGGCAACAGGACTTCCTCACCCCGTCGCTGTTCCGGGCCCTCAAGCCAGGCAGGATCCTCGCCGTGCACGTGAAGGACCGGCTGCTGTTCGGATCCGTCACCGGCAAGGGCGTGTACACCGTCTCGCCGTTGCACGCGGAGGCGATCGCCCACTACACGAGCCACGGGTTCGACTACTACGGGGCAATCACCGTCACCACCGACGTCGTGCGCGAGAACAACCAGTCGTATCGGCTGTCGTACTCGAAGATGCTCCGCGACCACTCCCCGATGGGCGTCGGCTCCCCCGAGTATGTGCTGCTGTTCCACAAGCCGCAGTCGAACCGGTCGAAGGGGTGGGCTGACGAGCGCATCGAGAAGGACCGCGCCGACTACTCCGTCGGCCGGTGGCAGATCGACGCGTCCGCGGACTGGCGCACGTCCGGGAACCGGCTGCTGTCGATCGACGAGCTCATGGCGCTCGACCCGGGCACACGCTCACGCCTGTTCACTGAGCAGTCCCGCGACTCCGTCTACGACTACGACGCGCACGTGGCCCTCGCTGAGCGTATGGCGGCAGCCAACGCGCTCCCGGGGACGTTCGCGTCGCTCGTGCCCGGGTCGCCGCGGCCGGACGTGTGGACCGATGTTCTCCGCATCGACACCCTGAACTCGAAGCAGCGGAAGCGGCAGGTCGAGAACCACATCTGCCCGTTCCCGCTCGACATCCCCCGGCGCCTGATCACGATGTACTCGCAGCCGGGCGAGCTTGTCGGTGACCCGTTCGACGGGCTCGGCTCGACCGTGTTGGAGGCCGTGAAGCAGGGCCGCCGTGGGTTCGGTTCCGAACTCAACCCGACGTCGGTCGCGGACTCGGTCGTGTACCTCCGCGAGCACGACGCACAGGGGTCGATCCCGACCCTGTTCGACCTCATCGACCTGGAGGCAGGTGCAGCATGACGATGACCGGGAAGCGGCTGTTGTCGCCGAATTGGCGGCGACTCTACCCGAACGCGACGACGGGGACGGGGATCAAGTCTGCGGGTCCGCTCGTGCTCCAGGTGCGTGACGGGCTTGTCGATGGTGAGGCTGACCCGCGCACGTGGGATGCGTTGCGGAAGCTCGGCTGGGTGGAGTACGAGGGCCCTGCGGTCACGGATGAGCGCGGGTACATCGTGCCCGACTCCGACCCGAGGTTGAAGCGATGACCGCCCCGCTCACGGCCAAGGAGGTGCGGATGCGCGTCGCCCGGAAGTTCGGGGCCGAGCGGAACCCGCACAACACGAGCATCATGACGCCCGAGCGGATCGTCCTGTTCGAGGTGCCGCTCACCGGTCGGGTGCGTCCGGGATACGAACTCACCGGGCGGAAGTCTCGGCAGCGGATCGATGTGGTCGCGGTCGGTACCAAGGAGAGCGACCAGTTGGTCCACGGCTTCGAGGTGAAGGTCTCCCGGGGCGATCTTCTCGCGGAGTTGCGTGACCTCAGCAAGAGCGAACACGCGGTCCGAGCCGTTGACCGGTGGTGGCTTGTGGTGGCCAAGGGCATTCTGCGCACCGATGACCCGGTGCCGGAGTCCTGGGGCGTCATCGAAACGCGCGGTCGCGGACTGACGATCGTGCGCGAGGCCGCACCGCAGGCCGGCGAGGTCCGTGCGCTCGTGCGAGGGCTGACGTTGCGGGCGCTCGTGGCGCCGAGGTACATCCGCGGGATTGCTTGGCGCGAGGGCTATGAGGTCGCTCGCAAGATCTTCGATCAGAGGTGGGCTCGATGAAGCGGGAGCGGTGGAAGTTCCTCGGCCAGGTCGACGGGAACTACGTCTGGGCACACACCTTCTCGGCGCTCGCACCGTTCGGGAGCAGCGAGTGGCTCACGCGGGTGACCGAGTACTGCTGGCGGTCCGCCGCCAAGTTCTGGGGGCGAGCATGAGGGTGTTGACGGTGCGCCAACCGTGGGCCTGGGCGCTCATCCACGCCGGGAAGACGGTCGAGAACCGGGTGAGGAACGTCGCAGGCGACTACCGCGGCCCGCTCGCGATCCACGCGGGTCTGACGGTCGAACGCGAGACGGTGATGCCGCTCGACGCGATCGCGATCGCGGACCGCCGGCCCGCCACCTACCCGACGGGCGCGATCATCGGCGTCGTCGACCTGGTCGGCGTGCACGTCTGCAAGTCGCACTCCGGCGAGATGGACATGCCGGTCTGCTTCGACAGCGGCACTCCGTACGCGGTGACGTGCTCGCCGTGGGCTGAGTTCACCCCGGGTGCGGTCACTCATCACCTCGTACTCGCGAACCCGCGCCCCTTGTCTGAGCCGCTTCCGTTCCGGGGCGCGCTCTACCTGCAGTACCCGTCGGCTGAGGTCACGGCCGAGATGATGAGGAGGATCGCATGACCGCGTCCACAGAGGAGCTTCGCGCTGCCGCGTCCAAGATTCGCGCGGCGATCGCGCGCGTCGAGAGGCTGACGCCATACCAGTCGGAGCTGGGCGTGGCGATTGCCGAGTGCCAGACGATGGGGTTCTCCCGCGCACCCCTCGCGATCGCGGTCGCGACCTGGCTTGAGGATCACGCACGCACCCTCGACCTTCTCGGGATCGAACCCGACGAGTCCATCGCCGTCGCACGCTTCATCAACCAGGCGGAGGTCGGATCGTGAGAGCGCTCGACCTGATCGACGACTCGTTTCCCCACGGCACGCCGGCGGGCTATCACGGCGGGTGCCGCGGGGCTCACTGCCCGGCGCCGGCGTCATGCCGGGACGTGCAGATGCGCTACTCGGGCGACTACGGATTCCGGAAGGCGTTCGACGCGGGCACGCCGGTCGAGGAGATCATCCGGGCGTTGGCCGAGCGGGAGGCAGCGGCCCGCAAGGTGGTAGCCGCGGTGAAGGCCGCTACGCCGCAGGATGCGCCCAGAAAGCTCGAACGCGTCGCGCCGGCGGCCCGGGTTGCTCTGCCGCCGCACGGCACCGTCGGACGGTACGAAGCGGGATGCTTCACCACAGCATGCCCAGCGACACCCTCGTGCGCAGACGTGAACCTCGCCCGCCTGCAACCCAACGGCACGGCGTCGAGCGTCGAGCGGAAACCACACCGGGCGACCGGTCGCCCCCAAGGACGACCGCCGAAGCCGCACGGAACGAACGCGAGTTGGGCGCGGGGTTGCCGTGACGATGCATCCTGCCCGAGCGCGCTCGAGGGCGGAGTGTCATGCACGGAGGCTCACCGGCAGTACCACCGCGACTACCAGGCGGCACGCCGCGTGGCTGGCGCTGAAGGACACCACGGGACGCCGTACGGGTACCAGCTCGGCTGCAAGGTTCGTGAGGATTGCCCCGCCGAGGTGTCGTGCGCGGACGCGTCCCTTGCCGAGGAGCGCCGGCGGCGACGCGAGGCGGGCATCGACGCTCGCGAGCTTGTCGATGCTGAGCCGGTACGCCGGCACGTGATCGAGCTGCATCGGGTGTTGCCGTACACGGAGATCGGTCGCCGAGCGGGTATGAGCCACAAGGAGGTCCGGCGACTGGTGACGGGCCGTGATGACACGAAGCGACGTGGTGAGATTCCGCAGCACACGGATCGCGCGAAAGCGGAGCGACTGCTGGCGGTGACGGCATGACACAGCTCACGTTCGACCTTGAAGCGCTCGGCCTACGGCTCGAGCCGACCATCGCAATGCAGGAGGGCACGCAGCGCGTCGTGCAGCACAGCTGGTGCGGCACCGTCGTCGTCTGGGATGCCGGGCGTCACGGTGCGATCGGCCTGTGCCCGGTATGCGCCCGCCCGGCTGACTCGTGGTGGGAGCAGCAGATCGGCCGCGATGGGCTCGCTGGCCTCCGCTTGATCAATCCCGAGGTGAAGCCATGAGCGATCTCCCGCTGTTCGATATCGAGCTCTCCGCACCGTGGGAGCCGGTCTACGCGATGCCGCGTTGCCGCGATTGCGGGCGGGCGAAGTTCGTCTGGGAACGGGGGTGCGGCGGCGCGTACGGCGCGGGTCCGTTCAACCTCTGCGATGACTGTGCCGCGCTCGACGATGTCGAGACCCGACCCGACGTCGTCGGGGCAGAGGTGTCCAGGTGGGGTATCCGTACGACGGAGGCGGAGCGGGATGGGTTGCGGGCAATGCAGGCCCGACGCCGTGCGAAGTACCTGGCGGAGCGTGCAGCGTGACCGGGTTCTCCAAGGCCGTCCTGGCCCAGCTCAAGGTCCGCTCCGGCGGCATCTGCGAGGGCTGCCGCATCCACCGCGCGACAGAAGCTCACCACCGCCTCTACCGGTCGCGTGGCGGCCCCGACACGATCGAGAACGCGATGCACCTGTGCGGGTCGGGGAATCACACCGGTGATCACGGTGTCGCGCACACGGCGGTCGGTGAGCGGCGCGGCTGGTCGCTGCGGTCTGGGTTCGAACCGGCCGAGGTTCCGGTGCTCGTCGCGCCCGGCCCGCGGGAGCGGTGGGTGCGCTTCGACGAGCGGGGTCTGGCAGTACCGGTCCTGACGGCCACGGCGCTCGAGTTCATGGCGCTGATTGGCGCTGGCACACGTGCGGGGAGGTCCTGATGGGGTACTTCCCGGTCGATGATCAGTTCGCGTTCCACCCCAAGGCGGTGGCCGCCGGCAACGCGGCGATCGGCTTGTGGGCGCGTGCTGGGTCATGGACGAAGAGCCACGCTGAGGGCGGCCATGTTCCCGCCGAGATGGTGAGCGCTCTGGGGACGAAGGCGCAGGCGAAACGTCTGGTCGAGGCGGGGCTGTGGGAGCTCGCGCCGGGTGGGTACCGCTTCCACGATTGGGAGCGGCAGGCGGGCAACTTCTCGCCGGCTCGCGAGAAGGAGTTGCGTGAGGCTGCTCGGGAGCGTCAACGGCGCAAGCGGGAGCGTGACAAGGAGCGTGACGAACAGCGTGAGTCACGCGTGACAAACGGTGTGACTCACGCGTTGGTCACACCTCCCCCATCCCCATCCCCGTTACCTGACGTTGATGGTGTCAGTCACGTTCCTGAACGCGAGAGTTATCCACAGACTGACGATTCGAGCTCTGGGGTCACGTTCACACCGTCCCGGCCCGTCGATCTCGCCGCCGTCCGCACAGCGGTCGCGAGGGCGTGCGAACGGGTGCCGTCGGAGGCTCACCTGTTCCTGATCGTGCAGACGATCATCGACCGCACCCCGAACCCGGACGCGGTGAAGTCGTGGACGGCGTGGGTCGTGAAGGGCGTGAAGGCGGACTGGGCGGCATGGCAGCAGCTCATCGACACGGCGGGGGTGAGCGCGTGACCCCCGACGAGCAGGCCGACCTCGAGCGCACCCGGGCCGTGCTCGCCGAGCTCGCCGAGCGTCAGGAGCGTCTCGCGGATGAGCTTGAGGCAACCGGACGCACGGGCTTCATCGAGCGCGCGGACTGGTTGATCGACCACCGCACACCGGACGAGAAGCTGGCATGGTCGCGGCGTTGGCGGCGGCTCAGCGTGCGTGATCCCGAGCCGCACCCGGAGCGATTCATCCGGCCGCGGTCGCTGTCGGTGCCGAAGGTGCACCGTCCGGTCGTGGCTCTGCCCGTGGACCGTGCGCTCGCTATCGCGCTACGCGTCTACGACCAGTTGCCGCCCGAGCGGCGGGCCGGTTGGGCGCAAGCTCGCGACCCATTCGCCCACCTGTCAGAACCCGAGAGGAAGCAAGCATGAGCACGACGAAACCGCGCCGGGTTCCCGACGCACAGTTCGAGCACGGCGAGGTCGCCGTCATCACGGCGGACACTCGTGCGAGCCGTGCGGTCGGTCGCGGCACCCGCACGTTCCACCGTGGCACGAAGGTGATCATCTCCAGGCCCGGGCGGGAGTACGTGCGAGCTCGCGTCCAGGCGGACGGATCGTCGAGCTACGTCTGGACGATCGACGCTCGCCTCCTCGCCCCCATCGACCGACCGCTGCGACACCTCGGCGACGTCCCTGATAGCGGGATCGCCGCGGATGACCCTCGCCTCGACTACCTGTGGCGCGACGCGGCGGCCCTGGCCGACATGACCGGCCATTGCAGCGAGTACGACCGCCTCTGCGACGTCCTCGGTATCCCCGGCCGGGAGCGATCGTTCGCCGTCAGGATCCAGGTTGCGCAGGGCGTCGAGCTGCGCGGCACCGTCGTCGCGCGGTCGTACGCCGAGGCGGAACGGATCCTGCTCCGTCAGGTCAACAGCCCCACTGCCCAACTCGCGCTCGAGAGCGCCACCCGATAGGAGCATCATGCGATTCCACCTGTTCACCGTCAACCACGGGCGCGACGACGACCGCGCGCTCGTACACCGTGCCTGGCACCTCACGCTGTGGCGGGGCCGCGGCAACGAGGAGCGCTCGGTGTGGGCCGGGCACATCGAGGTCGTGATCCGCGCACCGCGGCCGGAGTTCTCTGCCCGGTTCCATGTCGGCACGGCCGGGTCGGAGACTCCCTGGGATGGGCACCTCACGATCCTCGGGAACGGCGTCTTCTGGGGCCACGAGGGCGGCCGGCGTCTCGCCGACCGGATCACCCGGGAGAAGCGCCACCCGTACGAGGGCCGCGACCTGTCGCTGAGCCTCCACGACGGTCGCCTGTACTGGCGGATCTGGACCCACCAGAACCACCACGAGCGGGGCGAGTTCGCGCGGTGGCGTGAGCGCTCGATCCGAGTGAACATCGCCGACATCCTCCTCGGCGACCGCCGCTACTCCCACGAGGACATCGCGCACTCGGTTGCCGCACTCGTGCTCCCCGAGGGCGTCTACTCCGTGAGCTTGACCCTCCAGCGGGTCACGTACGGCCGTCCCCGCGGCCGGAAGCGGCGCTCCTGGTCGGTCGAGTGGGAAGCACCGAAGGGCATCCCAACCTACGCGGACCCGAACCGGTGGAAGGGTGACCGCTCGTACTCGTCCGGCGTGAAGATCCGGCACCAGCGCCCGAATCACTGGGTCGCTGAGGCCCTCAACCAATTGGGTGCGTGGGTGTTCCAGCAGCGCGCCGACCACGGATTCCCCGCCCCCAGCTACGTCATCAACAGGAAGGCAGCATCATGACCACCACGAGGTACCGCAAGAAGCCCGTCGAGATCGAGGCTATGCAACTGACCGATAACTGGGGGGATGTCTGCGACTGGATCAACTCGCACACCGAGCGCGTAGATCCGTTGCGACCGACCGCATACATGCCATCCGGACCCGATCTCGACATATGCATCGTCACGCTCGAAGGCGACATGCGAGCCGTCCCCGGTGACTGGATCATCCGCGGCGTCGCCGGCGAGTTCTACCCGTGCAAGCCAGAGATCTTCGATGCCACTTACTCGCTGGCTGGATCGTCGAACGGCGCCGAGCGCATCGCCGTCGAGCGTGCACGTCAGGTATCCGATGAGGGCTACTCGCCGGAAGGTGACGCCGGCAAGGTGTTCGAGCTCACGGAGGCCGCAATCTGCTACGCGGGTCACGGCGCCGCTCTCGAGGAGTACGGCGTCGATCTCGTCGAGGAAGAACTGCCGACGAAGTGGCCGTGGGCTCCCGAGTTCTGGAAGCCGACGACGGGTCTCCGCGATCTCGTCAAGGCCGGTGCGCTCATCGCCGCTGCGATCGACTCCCTGCTCGCCGACGAAGGTGAGGTGCGCTGATGGCTGGCGAGACGGTCGTCACCGTCGTCGGGAACCTCACGAGCGACCCCGAGCTTCGGTATACGCAGTCGGGGCTCGCCGTGGCGAACTTCACGATCGCGTCCACCCCACGCAACTTCGACAAGGCCAAGAACGAGTACGTCGACGGCGACGCGCTGTTCCTCCGCTCCTCGTGCTGGCGTGAGTTCGCCGAGCACGTCGCCGGGTCCCTGCACAAGGGCTCCCGGGTCATCGCGCAGGGCCGCCTCCGGCAGCGCTCCTACGAGACGAAGGAAGGCGAGAAGCGCACCTCCATCGAGCTCGAGGTGGACGCGATCGGCCCCGACCTCCGCTATGCGACCGCGCAGGTCACGCGCGCGGCGTCGACCGGCGCCGCGGCATCCGCTGGCCAGCCCGGTCAGGAGCAGTGGGCGGCCACACCGCCCGCCGGCGGCGACGTGTGGAACACGCCCGGCAACTACTCCGACGAGACACCGTTCTAGGGAGGTCATGCGATGGATGAGACGCTGCCGGGGTTCGACCCACCGCCCGAGCGCGAGGCCATGTCGGCCGGTCGGCGGACGACGCAGAAGCGCCGCGAACTGATCGAGAAGGGTGTGCATCCCGCGACTGGGTTGCCGACGCTCAAGGACGGGCGCACATGTGGTGGGTGCGCGCATCTGCTCAAGAAGGAGAACCCGGCTGAGTTCGCCGGAACCTACTGGAAGTGCGCGATCGCCCGCGCCGCGAGCCACAACGACGGACCCGATGTCCGGAAGTCGTGGCCGGCGTGCTCGAGCTTCGAAGGCGGCATCATGACGGCGCCGCTGACCGAGATCACGAAGCTCGTCGAGGCCGCGCGCGACTTCGCGCAGGGATTCGGAATCGAACCTGCCCTGATCACTCGACTCGCGGATGCGCTCGAGGAGTGCGCACCACGGTTCATCACGACCGAGACCGAACTCGACGAGCTGCCCGGGCTGTCCGTCGTCATGGACGCGCACGGCGACGTGTCGCAGAAACGCGGCGGCCTGTGGTGCGGGTATGAGACCGCCCCACTGACCTCGCACCAGCTCGCCAAGAGCGGGCCGTTCACCGTCATCTACACGCCCCCTCGAAAGGAAGAACGATGACCATCACCATCACCCCCTCCATCGCGGCCTACGCGATCCTGTTCCTCGGCCTCGTCGCCGCGATCGCCTACCTTTACGGCGACTGGCGAGGATCCCGCACACCCCAGTTCGCGCTCGCGCCCGTGGCGCCGACTGCAGTCGCCCAGGTCGACGTCGACGTGGACCCGTTCGCTCACGTTCCGGTCGACCTGCCGGGGGACCTCGAGGTGGCCGCGCAGATCGAAGCGATCGAGACCGTCGGATATCTCGATGCGATCACCGGCCCGGTCCCGGTCGTGCCCGCCCCTCGATTCGGAGAACTCGCCCCAGAGCCCGCCTGGCAGGTCGACGCTGCGGCGCGACTCGCCGCCGAGAACCTCGCCCTCACCGTCGAGCGCGACGCGCTGCGCGAGGAGGCCGCGCGACTGCGCGAGCTCGCGGCGTGGAAGGACAAGTTGCGGGCCCGGTACCTGCGGCTGTTGCGTGTCGAGCGTGCGCGGGTGCGGGCCGTGTTCGGTGATGTGTGGCAGCGCCCGCGGAAGCCGTCGCTGGTGCGTCTCGCGCGCGAGGTCATCGAGATCGGTTCGGCGGCGCACCCGTCGACGGCGCGACTGGTGCCCTTGCCGATCATGCGGGAACTGGCGGCAGCATCATGATCCGCCGCGGTGACTGGATGCAGACGTTCACGGGCGGGAGGTTCTACCCGATGGACCCTCGGCCCGAGGAGATCGAGCCCGCGGACATCGCGCACGCTCTGTCGCTGCTGTGCCGCTACAACGGCCACGTCGACCGCTTCTACTCGGTCGCCGAGCACTGCGTGCATCTGAGCAACGTCGTCCCGCGAACGGACGCACTCTTCACGCATGCACGCTGGGCGTTGCTGCACGACGCGACCGAGGCGTACGTCGGCGACATGATCCGCCCTCTCAAGCAGTCGATGCCCGACTACCGCGCCGCCGAGGACCGCGTCATGGTCGCGATCGCCGAGCGCTTCGGCCTGGGCGGCCCGCTCGAGGCGTGGATGCCGGACGCGGTGAAGGAGGCCGACACCCGCATCTTGCTCGACGAACGCGCCGCGCTCATGTCTGCGACGCGGCACCGCTGGGGCGTTGATGACCTCGAGCCGCTCGGGGTCGAGATTCATGGATGGCCGCCGGAGGTGGCAGAACGCGAGTGGTTGAACCGCTTTCGCGAGCTCATGCCCGGGGGTGGTTATGCCTGAGGGGACTCAGACGTACGTCGTGTGCGATCGCCTCCTCGATCCGGAGATGAACGAGCACTGCGAGTTCGACGGCAGGGTCCAACTGGACGCTGACCGGCGCTGGCGGTGCCCGGGATGTGGCGCACGGAACTACGAGCCGGAGGCGACCGATGCCTGAGCGCATCCAGCTTTCGCGACGTCGGGGAGGGACCATGCCGGAGAACACCGTCAACGTCGCCCGCCCGAATCCGCTCGGCAACCCGTTCAAGGTCTACGAGCACTGCAAGGGCGGCGACTGGGGTGTGCTGAACCTCGGACGACTCCACGAGTCGATGGGCCACGGATGGACGCGCGTCGGCGCCGCGGCGTTCGCCGTCGCCCGATTCCGCGAGCTGATCGACGATGTCTACCCACCGGGGAGCACGGCGCGCGTGATCCTTGCCGTCACCTTGCTGGGGCAGAACGTCGCATGCTGGTGCCCGCTCCTCGATGAGGCCGGGGGGCAGTTCCCGTGCCACGGCCACGTGATCCTCGACATCGGCCGGGAGGCGGCGTGGTGATGGGCGAGCAGTTCCCTCCACCCGAGGGTGTCTACGGCTGCTGCTGGACCGCGGTCAATAGCGGCGACGAACGGTGCGACTGTTGGCGGCCCGTTCTCGACGTCGACCCGAGCGCCGAGCTCCAGGAGGGGCCGATGCTCGCCCTCAGGCGCTCGTGCATCGACTGTGCCTACCGTGCAGGATCCCCCGAGCGTGCCGCCAGCGACCCGCCCGAGTTCGGCCGCCACGAGCCGTTCACCTGCCACCAGGGGATGCCGCGTGCGATCGCGTTCGTGCACCCGTCCGGGGCGCGCATCGACCTCACGGAGGATGACTACCAGCCGACCATCCTTGGTGACCGTGTGTGGCTCGCCGACGGCCGGCCCGGCGAGCTCTGCGCGGGCTGGGCCGCCGTGCACCGGATCCGCCGCGAGGTGCTCTCATGAGCCGCGGCGCACGCCCGAACGCCGAGGGCGAGTGGCCCGCATACCTCCCCGAGGGTGGCCGTGATGCGCCGCGAGGCCCGTGCCGGCCCTCGTGCTGCAAGACCCCGCTCGGCCACTCCGCGCTCGTCGCAGGGTGCGCCTGCCACCCACCGGACTCGACCTTGCTCGCCGCGACCCACCAGGATCCGAACCCGAAAGACCTCGCATGAACAGCTTCCCGTGCTTCACGCACTTCATCCACAACGTGCCCGCGTGCGTGCACCCGAACCGGCACATCGACGGCGAACCGCACCTCGCGCAGCGGTTCAACATCGTCACCGGCGAGTACGAGGAAACCGACCGGCCCTGCAAGGGCTGCTTGCCGCGCCGCGCCGAGTACGGGCTGCTGTGCTGGTCGTGCTGGGAGAAGCTGGAGGACGCGCTCGACGAGGCGGTGAGCATGATCACCCACCTCCGATCGGTCGAGCGGGCCGTGCAGACGGACAACGCCGGCGTGCGCACCCCTTCCGGGTGGGTGATCCCGGTCCCCGCGACGTGGCGGATGGCCGACGAGCTCTTGATGCTCCTCGGCCACGATGCACCCGGGCTGCCTGCGGATGCGAGCTACTTCGAGGTGGAGGCGATCGCGGAACGCACCGTCGACCGCATCCACCCCGGCTCGTGGGTGACGCTCGAGGCTGGCGCGGAGGCCGCGATCCGGTTCACGCTGCTCATGCAGCAGGCGATCGCCCACCACCCTCGCAAGGAGGACGAGCACAAGATCCAGTTGATCCGGTGCGAGCGGTGCAAGCAGCGGACGCTGTTGTGGAAGCCGCCGCTCGCGTTTTTCCCGACGGACGATAACCCGGATGGGCGGGTGCGGATTGTGTGCACGAACGAGAAGTGCAAGCACGAGATCAGTCGGGAGAAGTTCAGGTCGCTCGCGTTGGTGGTGGAGGGTGGCCTGGACAAGCGCCGGCAGCGCACGCTCCGTGTCGCGGCACTCCCCAGCACGGTCCTCGGTGTCGCATGCGAGGGCGGTGAGCACGGGACCTGCACGATTGTGAACTGCCGGTGCGACTGCCACCTCGAGCAGTCCGCCACCATCGCTGAGGCGGCGTCGTGACCCGCGACGACTGGTGGACGATCGCGGAGGCGTGCGAACACACCGACCGGAAGCCGCGCACAATCCGCAGGTGGCTCACCTCCGGCGAGATCCGCACCGAGAAACCCAAGCGAACCCTGTATCTCTACGGCCCCGACGTGATGGCCGTCGAAGCGCGCATGACAGCGCAGATCGAGCACCCTGTCCGACCCTCAACACGCGGAAGCGAGTCATCATGAATCACCGTGGCCACCGTGGCATACTTAGTGCCAGTGGGACTACTGTCCCCACAAGGCGCGCAACCCCGCTCGGGGCCGCGCCTTCGCCGTTTCCCGGCCACTGTTCGGGGGCGTCAACGCCGTTCTTGCCGGCGAAGCGCGCTCATGACGCCCTTGACCTCCGGGTGAGGCGCGGCTGCGTCCCCGCACACCCGAGGAGCATCCGATGAGCCGCCCCCTGTCGAAGCAACTCCACACCGCGGTGTGGTTGCTGGCCATGTTCCGGCAGCAGCTCGCCGAGAACAAGGCGACCGGCGCTCACGAGGACCGCATCGACGCGCTCCGCGAGGGTGAAGCGACGTGGGCCGCACGCGTCGCCGAGCTCGAGGCTCTACTCGCTCCCGATGCAGAGTCGGGCGAGTGACCGTGGACGCGGTAGCGGCCAGCAAGCACACGGTACGGGTGACCAGGTGGCGCACGCCCGGCGGTTCCGTCTACGACGCACCCGAACCCAGGGACGCTGTGGACGAGGCCATGATGCATCGCGCCGACGTTGACACCGAGACCGTTGTTCTGGGCGCGTTCCCGGACCTTGGTGAGGTGAGCGCGCCGAGCATGGGCGAGCACCCGTTCACGACCATCCGCACCCACGTCGAAGGTCCCTGGCGTGCCGCCAAGTAGCGGACCGCACGAGAGAGGAATCCCGATGACCCTCCAGGTTCGCTTCTGCCCGTTCTGTCTCGTGCACGCCCTCGTCTACGACGGCGACGACGCACTCCTGACCGGGCACCTCAAACGCGCCCACGGCTACACGGCGGCGTGAGCATGTTCGCCAACCTCGATGCCGTCGCGTCGAGCGCTCTCGACCGTTTCGTGGAGAAGGTCACGTTCACGGATGAAGGCTGCTGGTTGTGGACCGCCGCACTCGATCGTGGTGGCTATGGCGTGTTCCGAGTCGATGGTCGGTCACGACTCGCGCACCGCTGGATCTACGAACTGATCGTGGACCATCCCGGGGAGTTGACGCTGGATCACCTCTGCCGCGTGCGCAGTTGCGTCAACCCCGACCATCTCGAACCGGTGACGGGCCGAGTGAATGTTCTTCGCGGGGTGAGCATGGTCGCTGTTCAGGCCGTCGCCACTCATTGTCCGCAGGGTCACCCCTACGACGCCGCGAACACGTACGTCATCCCGAGCACGGGTTCCCGGCAGTGCAAGGCATGCGCGCGCGCCACGCAGAACGAGCGCGCGGCGCGCTATCGTGCTCGGAAGCGTGCGGTGGCAGCATGATTCCGAGGATTCTCTTCCGGACCGTGCCTGCGGTCACAGACGAACAGACCGAGGCTTGGTGGGCCGCTTCGAGATCGCTCACGCCGGGCTGGCAACATCTGACGTACAGAGACCCGATCGACCCCACCGACTTCCCCCTGACGGCCCGCCACTGGGCGTCGTGCACGTCCGGGGCGCAGATGGCCGGCCTGATCCGCCTCGAGGCGCTCTACAACCACGGCGGCATCTACCTCGACTCCGACGTGGAGCTGTGGCGGCCCGTCGATTCGCTGCTGCAGGTCCACGGGTTCGCTGCGTGGGAGGACCAGAACACGATCCCCGACGCGATCCTCGGCTTCCAGGCCGGGCACCCGGCCCTCCCGGTGATGATCGCCGAGGCGATCGCACGCCTGGGTGACGGCGCGTGGCAGTCCGGGCCCGGTGTGACGACCCGGAACCTGCAGGGCCGCGACGACGTGCTCCTGCTGCCCCCGCAGGCGTTCTACCCGTACCACTGGCGTGCTCGCGAGAAGCAGAAGCACGACCAGACCACCGTCGAGGGCCGCGCGAATCTCGCGCAGCTCCGTGCCACGTCCCCGTTCAGCTTCGGCGCCCACTACTGGCGGCACTCCTGGAAGGGCGCATGAGAGCAGTCATCCTCGTCCCCCGCCGCGCGGACGGCGGCCGCCGCGACGACCTGTGGACGTTCACGCGTGCGTGGCTGACCCGCCACCACCCGCAGTTCGAGATCTTCGAAGGCGAGTCCCCTGAGGGCCCGTTCAACCGTGGTGCCGCGATCAACGCTGCCGCGCGCGCCGCCGGCGACTGGGATGTCGCGATCGTGCACGACGGCGACAACATCGTCGCGCCCGCGATGCTCGAGCAGGCGGTGCGTGAGGCACACCAGACGGGCATCACCCGGATCGCGCACGACACGTACATGTACCTCGACCGGCAGTCGTCAGACGAGATCCTCGCCCGCCCGGACGGCCCGTGGTGGCCGCGACCCCAGATCTACTCCGTGCCCACCCCAGGCGATAAGCGCTCCGGGTACGAGCCGTACGTGATCCACAAGCACGTCTCCGGTGTCGTCGTCGTCCCCCGCCCCGTGTGGGCCGCGACGAACGGTTTCGTGGAGCTCACCGGGTGGGGCGCTGAGGACTCGTTCCACATCGTGCTCTGCAACAGCCTCGGCGGTGGTGTCGAGTGGGTGCGAGGCACAGGACTGCACCTGTTCCACGACCACGCCCCGGCCGACATCGCCCGCGAACTGCGCCGCGCGAACCGCCGCACCATGCTCGCCGCGAAAGAACTCGAGGCGCGTGGGGACATCCGCGGTCTGAAACGGTACCTCGCGGACCTCGGCCACCGCGTCCCCTGATGTGCATCGTCATCATGGCGCACCCGGCCCGGTTCACGGCCGCGCAGACCCTCGCCGAGCTCACGGGCGGCACGATCGTCTGGGACCGTCGTGACGACGAGTGGGACACCGGGGCTCGTGCTCTCGCCGCCCACGACCCGTCCACACCCTGGCATGTGGTCCTCCAGGATGACGCGGTCCCCGCACCGGACTTCACCGCCCACCTGGCCGCCGCACTCGAAGCAGCCCCCCGCACCGTGGTCGGCCTGTACCTGGGCCGCGGCCGCCCCGAGCACCGGCAACCCGAGATCCAGGATGCGATCACTCGAGCGGACCGCGACGGCACAGCATGGTTCACCGCCCGCTTCCTCGGACAAGGTGTTGGCATCGCCCTCCCCACCGAGCACATCACCCCCCTGCTCACCTGGGCACGTGACAGACCGGAACCCTACGACCAGCGCATCGCCGCCTGGTACCGCAACCAGGGACACCCGATCCTCATCACCTGGCCCTCCCTCATCAACCACGCAGACGGCCCCTCCCTCGTCCCCCACAAGTACCCGACGACCGAGACACCCCGCACCGCATGGCGCACCATCACTCACCACCGAGACTGGCGCACCAACGCAACACCAATCCGCACAGCCCATTCGTGACACCGGGGACGAGCCCCTGAACGAGAACGATTCGAGGTGATGTGCTCATGGCGCGTTCACCGATGAACGAGGAAACGCGGGCTAAGGCTCGGGAACTCTTCGCGGCTGGCACGAGTCGGAACCGGATCGCTCGCGAGCTTGATCTTGACCCGGCGACCGTGACTCGTTGGGCGCAGAGCGAGGGTCTGGAGTTCGACCGGTCCGAGACTGAGATGGCGACTCGGGCCCGGACGATCGACCTTGCCGAGGCGCGGGTGCGGTTGGCGCAGAAGATGGTTGTGGCGGCCGAGGACATGCTGGACCGGCTGGACGCACCGTTCCTGGTCTACAACTTCGGCGGCAAGGACAACACATACGTCGAGCATGTGCTTGAGTCGGCGCCGGTGGAGGTGGTCCGCAATGCGGTGACCACGGCGGGGATCGCGTTCGATAAGGTCACGCGGATCGTGGAGAAGGACAACGGCGGCCTCGAGGGCACCCTCGGTGTGCTTGATGCTCTGGCGGGGAACCTTGCTGCTGCGGCCGAGCGGTTGCGTGCTGAGGGTGAGACACCTGCAGGCGACGCTGATGCTCCTTGATGCGCTGCTCGACGGGAAGCGGATCTCGCGCAAGCAGTTGCTGTCGATCGTGGATAGCCGGTCGAGGCGGATCGCACTGTGGTCCGGGTCGGTGTCGGCTGGGAAGACGTTCGCTTCGCTGATCGCGTTCCTGCTTGCGGTGCGCAATGCACCGTCGAACGGGCTGATCATCATCGTGGGCAACTCCCTCGACACGATCTACACCAACGTTTTCACGCAACTCATGGACCCGAACCTGTTCGGCTCCGCGATCGTGTCGCAGATCAGCTACACGCCTGGTGCGACGCGCGCGTGGATCCTGGGGAGGGAGATCATCCTCGTCGGCGCGAACAACGCCGCGTCGGTGAAACGCATCCAAGGTAAGACCGTGGGTCTCGCCTATGTCGATGAGGCCACGCTGCTGCTCGAGCCGTTCTGGGACATGCTGATCACCCGCCTCCGCGTCGAGGGTGCACGACTGCTCGGCACCATGAACCCGGCCTCGTTGAACCACTACCTGCGCAAGAAGTGGATCCTCGAAGCCGACAAGCAAGACGTGATCCACTTCCACTTCACGATGCTCGACAACCCGTCCCTCCCGGACTGGTACGTCGAGCAGATGAAACGCTCCTTCGCGGGCATCTTCTACGACCGCATGATCCGCGGTGTGTGGACGAACGCGGCCGGCGCCGTCTACCCGATGTGGGATCCGGCACGCCACGTCATCCAGTTCGCGGCGATGCCGCGGATCCGCCGTGTGATCGGCACCGGCATCGACTTCGGCACGACCCACGCGACGTCGGCGGTGATGCTCGGGGTCAGCGACGAACCGAAACCGCGCCTCGTGCTCATGGACGAGCTGCGGTACGACCCCCGCGACCACCACGACACCCGCATCGCACCGTCGGACATGGCCGCCCGGTACAAGAAGTGGCTGCCCGGCCAGCACACCCCCCACGCGACCGGGTCACCGCTGCCGGAGTTCCAGATCATCGACCCTGCGGCGGCGCACTTCCAGGAGGAGCTGTTCAAGCTCGGCATCGTCACCTGGCACGCCGACAACGAGGTCCTGCCCGGCATCGCGACACTCTCCCGCCTCCTCGAGAACGACCAACTGGTCGTCTCGGATCGGTGCGCGGGCGTGATCAAGGAGATCACCGAGTACGTGTGGGACGAGAAAGCCACCGCGAAGGGCGAGGACGCACCCGACAAGTCCAAGGGTGACGACGACTCGCTCGACGCGACCCGCTACGTCGTCCACACCCCCCGCACCTACTACGAGAACGATCTCGCCGCCTGATCCACTGACCTCGAGGGGAGCTGTGATGCCGCTTCCCACCGAGAACGTGACGTGGCCGCCGAAGGAACTCCAGCCGGGGTTCAAGAAGATGCGCGAGCACGCCGCCCTGTACGTCGGCGACATCGACGAACTGCAGGCCGTGTACTCCGGCGGATCCGGCGAGGCCACCCACTTCCGTGGCGGGCAGGCGTACACCGGTGGGATCGCGGGCGCGTTCTCCCGGGTGTGGTGGGGTCGCCCGTTGATCCGCGGCGAGCAGCGCACCGCCCTGCACATCCCGATGCCCGCGAACCTCGCGACGCTCTCCAACGACCTCCTCAACGCCGAACCCCCGAACTACGGCATCGCCGGCGACACGGACACGAAGTCGAAGTCCGCGACGGAACAACGCCTCGACCTGATCATGAACTCCCCCGAAGCGCACGTGATGTTCGCCGAGGGTGGTGAGCTCACCGCAGCGCTCGGCGGCACCTACCATGTGGCCGACTGGGCTGTCGGTGGCCCCCGCGAGTACGTGTTCCCCCGCTCGGTCGACGCGGACTCCGCAGTGCCGGTGTTCCGCGGTGGCGAGCTGGTCGAGGTCACGTTCTGGACCCGCATCGACGACGACAAGAAGGTGTGGCGGTACGTCGAGCACCACGAGGTCGGTGCGATCATCCACGCCCTGTACGTCTCCGAGGACGAGTCGAAGATCGGCTACCGGGTCCCGCTCGCGTGGCGGACGGAGACCGAGCATCTCGCATCCGTCCCGGGTGCGATCCACGAACCGGACCGCACCATCATCCCCACGCACATCACCCGCCTCACGGCGGCGTACGAGCCGAACATCCGCAAGTCTCGGAAGCTGCGCAAGAAGGGTGCCCTGTCCCAGTGGGGCCGGTCGGACTTCGAGGGTGTCGAGCCGATGTTCAACTCCCTCGACGAGACGTGGTCGTCGTGGATGCGTGACCTGAAGCTGGGTCGTGCACGCGTGTTCGTGCCGGAGGCGATGCTGCAGACCGGTGGCCGCGGGCAGGGTGCGTTCTTCGACGCGGAGCGGGAGATCTACTCGACCCTGAACGCGCTCCCGAACAAGGACGGCAAGAACCTCGAGGCGGTGCAGTTCGACATCCGTGTCGAGAAGCACGAGCGCACCGCGTACGCCCTCAAGAAGGAGATCCTGCAGGCGACCGGCTACTCGCTGTCGTCGTACGGTGAGCACTCCGAGAGCGCGGACATGACCGCGACCGAGGTGCAGGACCGCCGTTCCGACACCGAGCGCACCCGCGACAAGAAGATCCGCTACGCGACCCGGGCCCGCACCCACATCGCGTCCGTGTGTCTCGAGCTCGACGCGCTCGTGTACCGCGGCAAGGGTGGTGCCCCGAACGTTGAGGTCATCGCGGAGTGGCCGCCGGTGTCTCAGATCGACCCGGAGAAGGAAGTCCGGATCATCAACCTGCTGGACGCGGCGACGGCGATCTCCACGTCGACGAAGGTGAAGCGCGCGAACCCGGACTGGGATGACACCCAGATCGACATCGAGGTCAAGAAGATCCTCCAGGAGAAGGGCATCGAAGTGCCCGACCCCGCCACGTTCCAGGGATGATCGCACGGTTCCGGGTCGCGACCCGAGCATCCGGGATCCGCCGTCAGGTGTGGGTGCACGTCTACGACGACCGTTCCGAGTTGCATCGCGCTCAGGACCGCGCCCTCAACCGCGAGCACGACCCTGACGCGGAGGTTGCCGGCGCCGTGTCGTGGTCAGGGGCTTGGCGGTGGCCACGACCGAACCCGGGTCCGATCGTCGTCATGCGTCTCTGGACGGGGCAGCTCACGTCGCGCACGATCGCGCACGAGGCGACACACGCTGCGGCAGCGTTCTACTTCGCGGACGTGATGCCCGGCTGGAACAGCCGAATGCGCACCCTGCTCCTCGGCAACCACGAACCTCTCGCCTACCTGATCGGCGACATCACCGCCGAAGTCATCGCGGGCCTGTACCGCCTGCGATTCCTCCCCTGATCTTGGCCGCCTACGGCGGTCATCTGCCCACGCATGCCAGGTGCTGTGTGGGTGTCCCCTGAACACCGGCCCGGTGCCGGAGAAGGAGCATCATCATGCGTAAGTTCCGCAACCTCAACCTGCTGTTCAACACGGACGCGGGCGAGACCGGAGGTGCGGCCGATGCCGCTGCCGCCGAGACCGCCGCTGCTGCCGCGGGGGACGCTGCCGCCGGCACCGCCGAGGGCACGCAGGGCGACGAAACCGCCACCAGCACCGCCACGGCGGGCGAGAGCGCGAGCACGGCGACCGGCCAGGAGTCGGCGACGGGCGAGACGTTCTCGAAGGCGTACGTCGAGAAGCTGCGGCGTGAGAACGCTGCAGCCCGCGAGAAGGCGAAGACCGACGCGGCAGCCGCCGCAGAGGCAGCCAAGACGGAACTCACGCAGTCGATCGGGAAAGCCCTCGGACTGATCACCGATGACGAGCAGGTCGAGCCTGCGAAGCTCATCGAGCAGGCCCAGGCCGATCGAGAGAAGGCGCTCGCGGAGGCGAAGTCGACGAAACGCGACCTCGCCGTGCTGCGCAACGCCGACAAGCACGACGCGAACACCGAGGAACTCCTCGACTCCCGCGACTTCGCGGGCAAGCTCAAGGACCTCGATCCCGATGCCGACGATTTCGCATCCCAGGTGGATGCGCTGATCAAGTCGGCCGTCGACTCCAACCCCGCACGGTTCAAGCGCGTCCAGGTGGCCGCTGCTGCTGGCGGGGCATCCCACACCGGGGAATCCGGCCAGGCCGCCGCCGAGGGCGACGACGTGGACAGCTTCCGCAAGTCCTACCGCGAGAGCCGCGGACTCAAGGACTAACCCACTCTCACAGAAAGGCCCATCATGGCCAACACCCTGCTCACCCCCGACAAGATCGCCAAAGCTGCACTCGCGACCCTGTACGAGAACACCGTCGCCGCGCAGCTCGTTCACCGCGACTACGACGGCGAGTTCGTCGGCGCCGTCGGCGACACGATCACCGTCCGCAAGCCCGCGGTGTTCGAGGCTCAGGAGTTCGATCCGAACACCGGCATCAACATCCAGAACGCGACGGAGACCGGCGTCCCTGTGGTCCTCAACCACCACAAGGACGTGTCGTTCGCCGTCACCGCCCGCCAGCTCACGCTGGAGGTCGAGGACTTCGCGGTCCAGTTCCTGAACCCGGCGCTCGAGGCGATCGCCCAGGGCATCGACCGCGACATCCTCGCGTTCCGTGACGACATCACGCAGAGCGTCGGCACCGTGTCCGGCGAGCTGTGGTCGGACCCGGAGTCGCTCATCGCCGCCGGCGTGCTCCTGGACATCGCGAACGTCCCGGCCGCCGACCGGCGTGTGATCGCCGGCCCCCGCACCCGCGGCAAGTGGCTCGCGAACGACCTGCTCAAGCGGGCCGATCGTTCGGGCTCGACCGCGGCTCTGCGCGAGGGCTCGATCGGCTCCGACGTGTTCGGCTTCGGCGCGTACATGTCGCAGAACATCGGCCAGCCCCCGGCAATCCCGGAGGACGGCGACCCGACCACCGAGGTCAACGTCGCATTCCACCGCACCGCCGTCGCGCTCGCGACCCGTCAGCTCGAGCTCCCCCGTGGTGCCTCGGACGCGACGATCATGGGCTACAAGGGCTTCGGCATCCGCGTGGTGTTCGACTACGACATCTCGCTCAAGAAGGATGTCGTGTCCCTCGACGTGCTGTACGGCGTGAAGACGCTCGACGCGGCACGCGCGGTGCTCATCAAGGGCGCCGACTACGACGACGAGTCGTAGTCACCCCACGGCGGTCCGGTCCGGTGACGTTGCGTCCCGGGCCGGACTGTCCCCCCGCATCATCCCCTCTTCTCTCTCACTCGACGCGGCCTTGAAGGGGTCGCACCATCCCGAAGGAGCACCCATCATGTACCGCTACACGAACAACCTGGGCCAGGTCATCGACTCCGACGAGTTGCTGCCGAAGCTCGACAAGCTCGCCCGCTGGACCCGCACCGAGATCCCCACTGACTTCGGCGGTCTGACCGCGTTCGCGGACTCACCGATCAAGAACGATGACACCCGCGAGGCCGAGGCTGCTGCCGAGGCGGAGGCCGCGGGCTGGCACGTCGGCGACGAGGTCGAGTTCCTCGGCGGTGTCGGCGTCATCCGCTCGTTCCGCATGGAACCCGACCCGAACCCCCTCCGCCCGGCGGTCGTCGTCGCGCTCGTCGAGAACTCCGACGGCACGATCGGCGGGGTGATCCGACTCCACCAGTTGGTCGCCATCCCGAAGGATGTCGTGGGCGCGCCGGTCACGCCGGAGGAAGCCGCGACGCTCCCGCCCGCGATCGTCACCCAGCCCGATGGCACGGTCGTCGGCGACGGTGAGACGATCGCGATGCTCCAGCCCACCGCCGAGGACGGTCCGGCGCCGATCGCCCCCGACTCGCAGGAGGCACCCGAGACGGCCCCGCTCGGCGGATCGCTCGACATCTCGGCGAACGACTCGATCGCCGCACCGGAGACCGACCCCCGCGGGTAACGCATGGCCGTCTTCGTCCCGGACCCCGACCTGTTCGACATCGAGGACTTCGTCGATCAGCTCGGCTGGGAACTCGCCGAACGGTATCGGGAGGCCGAGGACGAACTGATCCGCGAGCTCGCGATCCGCGCGTACCGTGATGTCGAACTGCAGGCGCAGCTTCCGACGGCGCCGGGCGGGCTCGGTCTCACGGTCGCGCAGCGGCGTGAGCAGAACCGGATCCTCACCCTCCTCGCCGCGCACCGCGCCGAGGCGATGCGGGAGCTGCAGAAGGTCGCGGCGGACGCTGTCGCACGGTTGCGCGACTCGGACCTTGCACAGCAGATCGTCGAGCTCGCCGCGACCCAGGGGGAGGCTGCGGCCGCGGCGCAGCTCGGCCTGGCCCGGAACCTCCCCGCGGCTGGCATCGCGCTCGGCGGCCCGGTGGTGCTCGCGTCGACCACGGGCACCGCGGCGCAGGCCGTCGGCGCGCTCGTGGTGTCGTTGCAGTCCCGCCTCGAGGTGATGAATCAGCGCATCACTCGGTTCCCGCAGGACGCGTACCAGCGGATCGTGTCGCTCACGGCCCCGAACACGATCCTCGGGGTGACGACGTCGCGCGTGAGCCAGCAGCGGGCCGTGCAGCGGTTCCTCCGCGAGGGCATCACCGGGTTCGTGGACAAGTCCGGGCGTCGGTGGAAGATCGGCACGTACGCGGAGATGGCGGGTCGCACCGCCGTGAACCGGGCGTTCAACGACGCCGGCGTGTGGCGGATGCAGCAGTCGGGCATCAACCTCGTCACGATCGTCGGCGGGTTCGACGCATGCTCGAAGTGCGCCCCCTGGATCGGCAAGATCCTGTCGTCCGACGGGTCGGCGTCGGGCCCGCGGATCATGCGGCACGCGACGACCGGGGAGATGACCACGGTGATCGTGCACGGCACCCTGGATCAGGCGCGCGCGGCCGGATGGAATCACCCGAACTGCCGTGACCGGTGCGTCGCGTACCTGGCTGGGTTGTCGGTCCCGCAGGCCGACTTCGAGTACAACGCGGAGGCGGAGAAGGAACGCGCCCGGCAGCGTGAGCTCGAGGTCGACATCCGGATCGCGAAACGTGACCTCGACACGGCACCGAACGACACCGCCCGCCGGCAGGCGCAGAAGGACGTGGCCGAGGCGCAGGCCGCGATCCGCGAGTTCACCGCCGAGACGGGCCGCCCGCGCCGCTCGGACCGTGAGCAGCTCTGGTTCGCCGACGGCCGCCGATGACCACCGAAGGGACTCCGTCGTGCTGATCCTCACCGTGTTCGCGTTCTCGATGCTCGCCTGGTGGCTGATGCTCGAGCGCGGCTGCCGCGACACCCCACCACCGCGAGGGGTGTCGTTCTTCGACGTTCGGCACGAGCGCATCTCGAAGAAGGCGCGCACCCGCGGTGACATCGATCACCTTGGTCGGTCCCGCCGCGAGCGGGCACTGAGCACGAGGCGCTGAAGAAGCTCCCCTGCGCGATGCGGGGTGAGGCCGCGTGATGCGGCTGAGCGAAAGGAGGGGCACCATGCCCCGTCAACAGATCAACACGGACCAGCTGTTCATGGTCAGGCCGAGCACCGGACTGCCCGGTCACGCCGAGGAACCGGAGCGCACCAAGACCACCGCGCTCTCGGTGCACTCGGAGCCGTACGACGGCGGTGAGCTCCCCGGCGACCTGTGGTGGGTCGAGAAGAGCCCCGTCGTCGAGCTTGAGTGGGCGCCGAGCGCCGAGCACAAGACGCCGAACGGTGACTTCAGGAGCGGCGGCTACGCCGTGCTCGTGATGTCGATCGACTCCGAGCAGATCCTCCGCATGGCGCGCGAGATCCTCGCGAGTGCCGAGCATGGCGATGAGCACCGCCCGAAGACGATGGGCGCGTATACGGCGCCGCTCAGTCGTGCCGAGTTGCAGATGCTCGTCCGCTGTGGTCGTCGTGCACGGGATGCCGTGTTCGGCGGCGACGAGTAGTTCCCCCAATCGTCCGGGCCGTCCGCTGTCGGGTGCGGTCGGCCCGGACCCCTTCTGATCGGAGCATCATGCGCATCCTGCACCCCCGCCCCGCCGAGGGCCGCCAGACCTTCATCGGCGTCGAGTTCCGTAACGGTGCCGCCGAGCTCGAGTCTCTCCACCCGGAGGTGCGCGCCTCGTTGGTGCTGCACGGGTTCACGATCCAGGATGCTCCGAAGGCGACCGTGCCAACACCGAAGGCGACCACCCCCGCACGGAAGGCCCCCGCGCCTCTGCCCCCGGTCGTGCCGCTCGCCGAGGCCCCGCTCTCTGTCGAGGAGGTCGCCGAGGTGCGCGAGATCGGCGAGACACTGCCGCTCGCGCTCGACGACGACGAGGCGGACGAGGGCGACTGATGGCCATGCGTGTGTACGCGACCGCCGCGGACTACTACGACTTCGTCGGCGAGGACCAGCCGATGACCACACCAGAGGGTGAGAGTCCAGCGGTCCCGGTCGTCGAGAAGGACCTCAACGCGCTCCTGCGCCGCGCTTCGATCCGTGTCGACACGGACACGAAGACCTCCGTGTTCGACGCCGACACCGACGGGTACCCGACCGAAGCGGACGTGATCGAGGCGTTCAAGAACGCGACGTGCGCGTACGTCGCCTGGTTCCTCGACACCGACGACATCACCGGCGCCGGATCGCAGGAGGGCACGGTCAAGATCGGGTCCGTGCAGCTCGGCGGCGGGAACGCCGGCACGGCCGCGGGCCAACGCACCGCCGACGATGTGCGCCGCTGCCCCGAAGCCGACGACATCCTCGCCAACGCTGGGCTCCTGTCCACCGCGACCGCCCACAACTAGGGAGACTGCGATGGCACGGCTGACGAAGAAACACCTCCCGCACCGGGTCGACGTGAAGCTGTTCCTCGGCGACACCGGGCGCGGTGAGAAGTGGTCGGAGTGGATCACCGACGTGCCCGCGTACGTCGAGCAGAAGACCCGGCTCGTCGTCGACCGGCGCGCAACATCGGCGACAGTGGGTCAGGAGGTCACGTCGACGACGTTCGTGGTCGTCCTGCACGAGAACGAACTGCTGCCCCGCACCCAGGTGAAGGTCTGGAAGGGCACCCCGCGTGAACGCACCTCCGAGGTCATCGACGGCAGCTTCTATTCATACCCCAGAGCGCCCAACCATTCTCAAGCCTCCCTTGAATGACGGTGGCTCGCGCTACCTTCGACCGCAAGACCCCCGCATCTGCGCTAACAGACCGGGGGCGTGACCAACTCGGATGAGGAGTTGATGTGACCGATCGTACCTGCACCGTCGAACGCTGTGACAGGCCCGTGAAGGCGCGCGGATGGTGCTCCATGCACTACGGGCGCTGGCAGAAAAACGGCGAGCCCGGCGAAGCCGATCTACGGAAGTCTCCCGCGGATGCATCCATCGTTGAGCGCATCGCGCGTATCGGCTGGGATGAGATCGTTCGTGTCCCAGAGCTCGGAGCATGCCACGAGTGGCGGGGCGCGCGCGATGCACGTGGGTACGGCTACATCGGGCTACCCGGCGGTGGTACGAGCGTCGTTCATCGAGCCGCCTACGAGGCTGAGCACGGCGAGATTCAAGCAAGCCTGCTCGTCTGCCACCGCTGCGACAACCCGCCCTGCATCAACGATGAGCACCACTTCCTCGGCACGCACGAGGACAACACTGCCGACATGGTTGCCAAGGGGCGCGACATGCACGGCGTGAACAGTTTCACCTCGAAGCTGACCGAAGAACAGGTCCGCGAGATTCGTGCGCGCGCAACCACGGAGCGCGTGCTCCAGAGAGAACTTGCCGTCGAGTACGGCGTCAGCAGGGCCACCATCGGCCGAGTAATCACAGGGCGTAGCTTCCGGCTCGTCGAGTAGAGGAGGTTCCGATGGGTGTGCAGGTGATCGTCGAGGTCGTATCGAACGTCGACTCCCTCGACGGCGAGATCGGCGACCGGATCATGCTCGGCGAGAACAAAGCCGCCGAACGGCTCCTCGCGCTCGCCACCCTCGAGGTCCCGTTCGATGAGGGCACCCTGTCGGAGACCGGCGCCGTGGTGCCCGCAACCGACCCGGAGGAAGGCGCAGCCGTGACCTTCGACACCCCCTACGCGGCACGACTGCACGAGCACCCGGAGTACAACTTCCAGAACGGGCGGAAGGGCAAGTACGTCGAGGATCCGGCGCTCGCGAACGCGGACGAGCTCGGCGAAATCGTCGCGAACGAGGTCCGCGGATGAACGCGCCTGAGATGCAGCTTCGTGAGGCGCTCGCGCAGCTCCTCGCCGACTGGGACCTCGCGACCTGGATCACCGACCCCGTCGCGGTCCTCCCCGAGCGGTCGGTGAAGGTCGACGGCGACATGCCCACGTCGATCGACGAGTTCACCTACCTCGGCTCCCCGCCCACCACGTCCGCCGGCGGGCGCGCGAACGCGCTGTACCGGGTGCAGTTCTACACCCGCCGTCTCGGCGGCCTCGGTGTGGTTGAGGAATGGGCCCACGACCTCAGCACGCACCTGAACGAGAAGGAGTACCTGCCGAACATCCTCGGCATCTCCTGGGCGTGGGAGACCTCCCGCACGTACTTCGACGCGGACACCCAACGGCGCAGCGCCGTGTCGGTCGTGTACGCGTTCCGCGGCCGCCGCTGACCGCCCCAAGCCACCCCTCCATGTGAGGGGTCCGCCGGCATGCTCCGGCACCCCCTGAGAACAAGGAGAGAGAAACCATGTCCGACCCCACCATGTACGAGGCGACCACGCCGACCGTCGGTTCGCTCGACCTCGCGCACCAGCGAATCCTGCGCGTCAAGCGCAACGGTGTCTTCGAGAACATCACCGGCGACATCAACAACTTCAACCCCAACCCGTCGCCGATCAAGGTGCCGCGGGAGGTCTACGGCACGAAGGGCCGGCAGTCGTCCGACACCATCGGGTACAACTTCGCGCCGACGTTCAACGTCGAGGCGGTCCGCAACCCGGTGACGAAGGCGATCGCGCAGCCGTGGCTGGTCGCGCTCATCGCCGCGGCGTACGCGGAGGGCGCGCTGAACAAGATCGAGGTGCAGTGGTTCGACGCGCTCGACGAGAACCTGCCCTCGTTCCAGGGCATCTTCGATGTCGCCGTCGCGCCGCTGAACACCAACTACCCCGACAAGGGCGGCTACACCTTCACCCTCACCAACGACGGGGTGGTCGAGCAGATCACCTCCCCGATCGCTGGCACGGGTGAGCCGATCATCGAGTCGGTTGGTCCCGCCCTCCAGGGTGTCGGCGAGCAGGTGAAGATCCGCGGGTACAAGTTCACCGGTACCACGGGCATCACCATCGACGGCGTCGCGGTCGGCACCGAGGGTGAGGACTTCACCGTCGTCGACGACAACACGATCGTCGCGGTCATCCCCGTCGGGGTCTCCGGATCCGCGCCGGTGATCGTCACGAACGGTGTCGGCGCGTCCGACCCGGCCGCGTACACGGCCCTCGACGACGAGTCGTAACCCCTGCGTGGCGGGCCACCACGGCCCGCCACGCACCACCTTCACCCGACGACCCGAAGGAACACCATGACCACCGCAACTCAGGAGGGCCGGAACCTCCACATCCACGTCGACGGCGTGGACCCGTACATTGTGAAACCGCTCGGCGGCGACGCCGGGAAGCAGATGACCGACACGTACCTGCGTGGGGCGCTCGGTCAAGCATCCGGCGAGGAGATCAGCAACGCGCTCGTGATGGCTCTCGATGGCGCGGTGCGCGACGGCGACCTCTGGGTGCCTGTCCCGCTCGAGCAGCGCACCAACGCGAACCGGATCGGTGAGGAGCTGCGTCTCGAGGAGACCGACTCCGTCGCGATGGCGGCGTTCTTCTGGCAGACGATCCTCGGCATGGCCGGTGTGAACGCGTTCCTGGAACACGGGGGTGTCGCCGGCCACACAAAAGCGATGGGGGCGTTGGTCGCGCGTTTGGGGATCTCACCCCAGCGGACATCGCCCAGTTCGGCATTGGAAGACCTGACCCAGCTACTGGGATCTACCCCGAGTATGTCTACCCCCCTGGGTGGGCCGAAGCCCGGGCGGCAGCCGCAAGACAGGCAGCCGAAGAAGCGCACCAAGCCGAAGGGCTGAACGCCCGGGAGTTCTGGCTCCTGATCTTCCCCCACCTGTACGGCGACGTCGAGCTCGACCTTCGCCAGCACCACCTCAGCCCGGACCTGGACCGCGACCTTGCGACGAGGTCGTGGCATTTCGTCCGCTCTGCCATCGAACGAGTCGCCCGCATCGACGGGTCCTGGACCCAGAGGACGGTGATCGCGCATGTTCGAAGCCGGCGCGATCATCTGGCGGATCCAGACGGTCGGGAAGCAGGTTCTCAAGCAGGACCTGAACGAGTCCGACCAGGCAGCTAAGGCCGCCGGGAAGTCCCTCGGGGATACGGCGAAGCAGACCGAGGAACTCGGCAAGAAGTCGAACGAGAGCGCGCCGAAGGTTCGCGGGGTCCGTCAGGAGATCGCTGGCCTGTCGACCGCTGGCCAGCAGGCGGCCCGCGACGTCGGCGGGGCGCTGCTCGCGATCGGCGCCGGCGTCGTCGCCATGTCCACGCTGACGGTGAAGGCCGCGATCGACTGGGAGACCGCGTGGACCGGGGTCCGCAAGACGGTCAACGGCACCCCTGAGGAGCTGCAGGCGGTCGAGGACGGCCTGCGCGACCTCACCGGCGTGCTCCCCGCCTCCCACGACGAGATCGCGGCTGTCGCGGAGGCTGCCGGTCAGCTCGGTGTGCGCACGAAAGACATCGTCGGGTTCACGAAGACGATGATCGACCTTGGTGAGACGACGAACCTCACCTCGGACGAAGCCGCGACGTCGCTCGCGCAGCTCATGAACATCTTCCGCACCGCACCGGAGGACGTCGACCGGCTCGGTGCCGCGGTCGTCGCGCTCGGCAACGACGGGGCATCGACTGAGCGGGATATCGTGCAGATGTCGCAGCGGATCGCCGGTGCCGCCAAGATCATCGGCCTTTCCGAGGGGCAGACGCTCGGCCTCGCGAACGCGCTCGCGTCGGTCGGCATCGAGGCTGAGGCGGGCGGCTCGTCCGTGTCGAACATCATGATCGACATCGCGAACGCGGTCTCGCAGAAGGGCGACAAGCTCCTCAAGTGGGCTGAGCTCGCCGGGATGGGCGCGGACGAGTTCGCCGAGAAGTACCGCACCGCGCCTGCCGAGGCGCTCGCGCTCGTCATCGAGGGGATGGGGCGGCTCAACGAGACCGGCGGCGACGTGTTCGCGACCCTCTCTGAGCTCGGGCAGACCGATGTGCGTGTCACCCGCTCGCTCCTCGGCCTTGCTGGCGCCGGTGACCTGCTGCGCGACTCCCTCGAGCTTGGGAACGAGGCGTGGGCGGAGAACACCGCGCTGCAGGAGGAGGCCGAGAAGCGATACGCGACCACCGCGGCGCAACTCGACATGGCGAAGAACTCGGTCGTGGACATGGCGATCGAGCTCGGCGAGGGGCTTCTGCCGATGGTCACTGCCGTAGCGGACGGGGTGAAGGCCTTCGCCGGCTTCGTCGGTGGACTCCCGGACGGTGTGCAGACCGCGATCGCTGTCGTCGCCCTGTTCGGCGGTGGCCTCCTTGTGCTGGGCGGGATCCTGCTGCTGACCCTCCCGAAGGTCGCCCAGTTCCACCAAGCGGTGAAGACCCTCGCAACGGAGATGCCCGTCGCGACCGCACGCGTGCAGGGCTTCGCCGGGTTCATGGCCGGTCCGTGGGGTCTCGCACTCACCGCCGGCCTGGCCGTCTTGTCCGCGCTGATCGACCGGAACGTGCAGTTCGCTGCACGCATCGAGGAACTCACCTCCACGCTCGACGAGAACACGGGCGCGTTCACGGACAACACGCGCGCGAACGTCGCCGCGAAACTGCAAAAGGATGGCGTCTACGACGCCGCGCAACGCGCAGGCATCGGAATCGACGAGCTCACCGACGCAGTGATGGGCGAGACGGATGCGCTCGAGTCGGTGCGGCAGAAGATGTTCGACTACAACGCCACCTCCGGAACGCTCGAACGGATCACCCACCCGCTGCTCAACGACTCCTTCATCCTCGTCGGGAACGCGATCGACCGGGAGAGTGGTGCGCTCGACGGGGCCCGCGATGCGTGGAAGAACACGAAGGAAGCGACCGAGGACGGATCCGACGCGACGCGCGACTCCGCTGACGCCTACATTGAAGCGCAGAGAGAGGTCGAAGGCCTCAGCCAGGACCTCGACGAGCTGATCAGCATCCTGAACGAAGCCAACGATGTTGGCCAGGATGCAGTGTCCGCAAACGCCGACTACCGGGCCGCGCTCGAGGAGGTCGACGACTACATCCGGCAGGCACGTGAAGGTGTGGAGGGATACTCTCTCAGTCTCGACACGAACACCGCGACCGGCAGTCGGAACCTCGACATGCTGTCGCAGATGGCCGACGACGGCGCGAAAGCCGCCGAAGCTCAGTACCAGCTTGACCTGCGGACGATGAGCGCCGCGGACGCGACAGCACTGTTCCACCAACGCCTCAACGGCAGCCAGCAGGCGGTCCTCGACCGTGCTCGCGACCTCGGTGCGACCGACGAGCAGTTGGTGTTCATCCGCGACCATATCGCGGCGATCCCACCGGAGTCGTACTGGAAGCTGCTTGCTGACACCGCGCCAGCGGAGGACGCGATCAACCGGTTCTTCCGCACCTACAACGGCAAGACCGTCGCGGTGAACGTCAATGCGACGGTCGGCCGCAACTATGCCGACGGCGGCGTGCGGTACATGGCCAACGGTGACGCAGCCCCCCGGATGTCGGCGCAGCAGGCGCAGATCCGGCAGGGCGGCTCCTGGGTTGTGTGGGCGGAGGACGAAACCCTCGGGGAGTCGTTCATCCCCCACGCACCGTCGAAGCGAGAGAACGCCGAGCGGCTCATGGCCCAGACCGCCGACATCTTCGGCGGTCTCTACATCCCGGGTGGGGCAAAGCACTTCGCCGCTGGAGGGACCACGGAACCTCCGACGAGCCTTATGACCACACGACCCGCACCAGCCACCCAAGGCCATGCCGTGCTGACGGATGAGTCCATCGAACGCCTCGCGCAGGCGATCGTCACCGCGCTGCGACTGCGCGAGCAACGCGGAGGGGTGACCAATGGCTAGCGTCAACAGTGGGTCAGCCTCCCGCGTTCGCGTCGAAGCGAGCCTGGCCGGGTACAACGCCGCAGGCCGGTGGTACGACATCTCCTGGGCGCTTTACTTCGAGGAGCGCACGGACGCAGGTTGGTGGAACCTGGACCCCATCGGGGCCTACGTCTCGATCACGAGCCTCGGAACTGTATGGGCCGGCTCCTGGTCGTTCGACCACCGTCCCGGCGGCCTGCAGTCGACACTCATCGCCGCTGCCACCACGAGGGTCTACGCCAATGCCGACGGGACCCCGCCCGGCGGCTTCGGCGTCTACGGTGAGATCGGCTACACCGACACGAGCGGCGGTGGAGGCCCCACCGGCGTCACCCAGGGAGTCTCGCTCCCCACCCTCAAGGTGCTCCCAGGCGTTCCCTCGAGCGTGGCCGGCGCACGCATCTCCGACACCTCCGTCAACGTCACATGGGCTCAGACCTCCGCCTCCAACGGCCAGCCCGTCACCAACACCATCCGACGCAAGATCAACGGTGGCGCGTTCGCCGACGTCGTCACCATCGCCGCGTCAACCTCGGCGTCGCTGTCCGCGGCTGCAAACCAGAAGATCGTCTACGGAGTCAAGGCCACCAACTCGGTGGGAGACACCGCATGGTCGGCGGACTCGCTCCCGGTGTACACGACGCCTGCGGCGCCGACCGGTGTCGCCGCCGCGAAGGTCGGCTCCGACATTGAGATCTCGTGGACGCCAAACGTGGCGTTCTCCGAGCACGAGCACGTCATCGAGCACGGCGTCGACGTCGCCGGCGTCGTCACCTGGGACGGCTCGCCGCTGGGTGCCGTCGCATCGGGAACCTCAAGCTACACGCACACGTCACCGAACCCGGCGCAGCTTCACGTTTACCGCGTCCACGCTCGGAACACCGACGTCGGGGCGCTCACCTCGGCGACCCTGCAGTCGAACGTCGTGCAGCTCCTCACCGCCCCGGCCCAGCCCACGGTGCCGGCGCCCGCCGCGTTCCAGGACAAGGCCGCCACATTCCGGTTCGCATGGGTGCATAACGCGATCGACTCGAGCGCGCAGACGAAGCGCCAGGTACGGTACTCGACCGATGGCGGCTCGACCTGGACCACGGGGTCTAAGACGTCGTCGACGGACCAATTCGCCGACTTCGCCGGCAGCACGTGGGCCGCGAACGTTGCGGTCACCTTCCAGGTGCGGACGAAGGGTGCGTACGACTCCGGGTCGGATGGCGACGCTTCGTACTCGCCGTGGTCGGATTCGGTCACCGTCACCTTCAAGACGAAGCCCACGGCCTCGATCACCTCGCCCGCCGACTCGAGCACCGTGACGACCGCTGCGCTGAACGTCGTGCTGGGGTTCTCGCAGGCTGAGTCGGCGACCTTTGTCAATGCGACGATCGGTCTGTACTCGGGGGCGACGCTGCTCGAGGAGATCCTCTCGACGACGCTCGCCGGGACCGCACTCACCACGCGGCTCAGTGACGGCGGCTCGTACACGGTCAAGGCCGTCGTGCGCGACTCCAATGGGCTGGTCTCCTCCGAGGTGTCGTCGGCGTTCACCGTCGACTACACCGAGCCCGTCGCAGCCGGGGTCACGCTCACGTACCTGCCTGACTCCGGCATCGCACAGATCGGCCTCACGATCCCGGGGGCCGGTGGTGGCTTGGTGGCGGCGTCGACGGTCAGCATCGACCGCGTGATCGACGGTGTCTCCGAGAACGTGGTGAGCGACTACCCGTCAGCGTCGTCGCTGACGATCCTCGACACCACGCCAACGATCCACGGCGACAACGAGTACCGGGTCACGACGAAGTCGGTGGACGGTGCAACGACGGTCGTCACCGCCACGTTGACGACCGCGGAAAACCACTGGGCATTCCTCTCCACTGAGGACGGCTTCGACCACATCGTCAGCTTCGGCGACAACCTGCGCCTCGCGTCCGCGCCAGGCACCGACGCCACCCTGCTGAAGGCCGCAGGCCGGAGCCGGCCGATCGGCCTGTACAGCGTGAGTGGCAACCTCGACGTGTCCGTCACGGCCAGCATCACGGACGGCCACGCATCCACGTACGAGGAGATCGAGGAGTTCTTCCTCGCGGCCAAGAAGTGCTGCTATCGCGACCCGTCCGGTCGACGAGTGTTCGGCCAGGTCGAGGGAAGGCTGACCCGCGACAACGGCGCGGTGGGCAGCCTGGCCTTCACCCTCACCGAGACATCCTGAGCGGAGGAGGCCAGTGCCGATCGAGATCCCTTCCGGCATCGTCCCGATCCGTTCTCTCACCCCCGACAAGATTCTCTACGGGGATCGGATCACCTCGTACCGCTGGGAAGTGCTCACTCACGCGAACGGCATCGACACCCTCGCGGGCTACCTGGACGGCGTCATCGAGCCCTCAGCATCGCTGACCTGGTTGCTCTACACCGCGGTCAAGGGCGGCGGGTCGCTGAGGGTGACCGACCTCAAGTCGGCGAAGGCCGGGTTCCTCCGCATCGGCGACGTGGCGCTCGCGTCCGCGCGCCTGCGTCCCGTGCTCGTGATCGAGGGCCTCCCGGAGATCCCTCTGGGCGTCTACCTGTTCAGCGCGGCACCGGAGCGTTGGTCGGCTGCGGGTCGGGTCTACAGCTTGGAGCTGCTCGATCGCAATAGCGTGCTCGACCAGGACCTCGTCGAGGAGTCCTACACGGTCGCGGCCGGCACGCAGATACTCCAGGCAGTCGCCGACGTCATCGCCTCAGCGGGCGAGTCGTTCACGGTCGATGCGACGGTGACATCGACGCTCGCCACGGCGATGGTGTGGCCGACCGGAACCTCGAAGCTGCAGATCGTCAACGACCTCCTCGCCATCCTGAACTACAACGCGCTCTGGGTCGACGGCGTCGGCAACTACCGTGCCACGCCATACGTGCTACCGGCCTCACGCAGCATCGCCTACGAGTTGTTGAACGGCATCAACCGCGAGCTCGTCGACGGCGCGAGCTCGATCTACGCTGAGGAGTGGTCACGCGATCGCGTCCTGTTCGACGTGCCCAACAAGATCATCACCGTGCAGGCAGGAAGCGGCAGCTCGGCACCGCGAACCGGCCTCGCCACGAACACTGATCCGACGTCACCGTTCTCCTACTCGAGCCGCGGCAACCGCTGGCTCACCAAGGTGATTTCTGGCGTCGAGGTCCCGGCCGGCAGCGACGCCGAGATCGACGCGTTCCTCAACGCCAAGGCGCGCGCCTCCCTCGTCGCCTACTCGGCGGTTCAGGCGTCAGTCGATGTCAAGCACCTGCCGATTCCGGTGCGGGTCAGCGACGTTCTCCGATTCGCGAACACCCCCGCCGGTATCGACAAGAGGCACGTGCTCACCAAGCTCACGCTCGCGGCTCACCCCCTGGGGCTCATGACCTCGACACTGCAGGAGGTGATCGACCTGTGAACGAGATCAGTTTCACCTGGGGCGAGATCACCCAGGTATCGCCTCTCCGGGTGAAGCTCGACGGCGACACCGCAGCTCTGCCGTTCACTCCCGAGTCGCTCGTCGATCCGCTCACGCTCGCGGTCGGTCACAGGGTGCGTTGCGAGTTGTCCGGGAACAGGCTCATTGTTCATGGTCGCGCAGGAGGCGACCCGGACGCTGAGCTTGTCGGCAGCTACAAGGCATTCGCCTGCCGCACCCCACCAACCGGGTACCTCAAGGCCGATGGGTCAGCGGTGTCGCGGTCGACGTACGCTCGGCTGTTCGAGGCGTTGTGCGAAGACCTCGGCACGATCACGATGACGATCGCCTCGCCGGCGGTCGTGACCCGCAACGGCCACGGGCTCGTGGCGGGCGACAAGTTCTACTTCGAGACGACCGGAGCGCTGCCCACTGGGGTCGCTGCGAACACCATCTACTACGTCCTCGCGGCCGGGCTCACATCGAACACCTTCCGGTTCTCAGCGACCGATGGCGGGTCCGCGATCAACACGTCGGGCAGCCAGTCGGGCACCCATAAGATGAGGTTCTGCCCCTACGGCCTGGGGAATGGGTCAACGACGTTCAACCTCC